GTGACCTCCTGGGAAGAAGTGGCGCCCCTGATCAAGGCCGAGCTGTTGAAGGCCGGCCACGAAGGCGCCTCCGTGGCGCAGCTCATCGTGGCCGCCGGCCACGCCCTACCCGCGATGGACGTTCGAGCAATCGCCGTCGCGATGGGAGCTCACGAACAGAAGGTCTGGACGGGACTGGGCCTCACGAAGGGGCGACACACCATCAAGTACGCACTGATACAGGAAGACACCGAGTGACACAGCACGACCAGACCGAGTTCGACCGGGTGAGCAGCATCTACGAGACTCAGAGCGACGAGGTCAACTGGCACGAACTTCTGGACCAGATCGAGAGGGTGGTCCGCAAGGACTACCGGACCACCCAAGACGACCACCAGCGGGCAATGGAACTCCTCTGGAACCACCTGGAGAACCGGAAGACCGCAGGCGGAGTCGGCTGGCTCGCAGCCCACTACGAGGAGCTGAAGCACACACGGGATGACTCCCAGATCGGCATCTTCGTGATGGTCTACGAGAACGTGGCCGGCCTAGCTGGGGGCGCCGGTGCCTGAAGTTCCGGGAGGACAGTTCGACTTCCGGATGTGCGAGGTGTGCGGGGTTGTCCTCAACCCCGCCACCCTCCGCGACCCGGACACGTACGAGCGGATCGGGGAGCCCTGGTACGAGCACCCCGACTGGTACGAAATTCACTGGCCCGAGGAACACGAGCCGGTACCCGTACACGGCACGCCTCTGGTGGCGTACACCCCGTGCGATATCTGCCACCGTGACGATCCGCGGTGGGGCTTCCTGCCCCGCAAGGACATCCTCGCCGTCCTCCCGGGCGGCGTGGTCCTGGACCACGGCGGAATCTGGTACGTGTGCGACGTCTGCAAGCAGGCAGCCTCCAGACGCTCCCTTAGCAGGATGCTCCAGTGCTGGTGGGACAGCCCGATCACCAACGCCGAGATGACCGTCGAGGAGAAGAAGGCGCACCGCCGCACGGTCGTCAAGGATCTCTACAAGGCGTTCATCAACTCACACCCCGCAGGCCCGTACGAGCTGCGACTCCGAAACCACAACCCCCAAGGGAAGCCGCGATCCCGTCGCGGCATGTAAGGACCCACTTTTGAGCAATGAGCGCGACCCCGGCAGCCTGATCGTTTCCACGCTGGAGAGGGCGTGGCGAGACATCCAAGCCAGACACCCTGAGGTACCGAACGTCATCTTCATCACCGGCACCGGGAAGATGAAGGACGGCGTCAGGTGGGGCCACTTCCACGCCGACCAGTGGATCACCGCGAGCGGCCGAATACACGAGCTGTTCGTATCCGGTGAGGCACTGAACCGCGAACCCGTCGAGACCATGACCACTCTGCTCCACGAGGCCGGACACGGAGTCTGCTTCGAGAGGGGCACCAAGGAAACCTCCCGCCGGGGGAAGTATCACAACCAGCGCTTCGTGAAGGAGTGCGAGGGTCTGGGCCTGACGTGGCCCGCAGGGCAGAAGCCGGACACCACACGGGGCTTCTCCGCAGTCGTCATGAAGCCGGAAACCATCGAGGCGTACGCCACCACGATCGAGGCCCTGAAGGAGGGGCGGGCCGCCTGGAGGGAACTGGGGATCGCCCCCGCCGACGAGGCGAAGCCCAAGTCCACCAACACCAAGCCGAAGGCCGAGTGTGCCTGCCCCGGCCGCTACATCTGGACGGCCGCCAGGACCCTGGAAGAGAACCCCGTGATCTGCGGGGGCTGCGACACCGAGTTCATGATGGTCAGCTGACCTCCTTTGCTGCCTATCCAATGAGAAAAAGGCCCCCGGCCTGGACAGGAACTCCTGCCAGCCGGGGGCCGCTTGGTTATGTGGTCAGGGTGTACGTGCCCTGGTCGAGGTCGACATCCGACACCTTGCGCATCGGGGCGGTGTCGGTCGTCTTGGTGAGGGTGCCGGCGCGCAGTGCTTCATTCTCCGCCAGGAGGAGCGCGACCTGCCGTTCATGCCCTTCCAGTTCCGGCGTCTCCGCAAGGGCCTCCTCGGTCTTCTGGTCCTCGATCCGCTGGACCTGATGGCCACCGAACAGGACGGCTGCCACCACGGCGAGGATCGCCTCCTGGGGCAGACCCGGGATGTACACCGCCGCGAGGGCGAGTACGGCCGACACCACGCCCATAACCTTCGCCGGGTTCTTCTTCAGTTCGTTCATGATCGATCTCCAATCGCTATGTGAGTCACCCAGGGGTCCTCACGAACGTGCTACTCAGCCGATGAAGCGCGCCGGATCGACCTGCACGCCGTTGGAGAGGACTTCCAGGTGCAGGTGGGGACCGGTCGAGTTGCCGGTCGTGCCGACGGCTCCGATCGGACTCCCGCCGGCGACTTCCTGGCCCACTCCCACGTTGATCGCGGACAGATGGGCGTAGCGGGTCTTGATGCCGCCGCCGTGGTCGATCACGACCGATCGACCGTAGGCACCGGCCCAACCTGCGGACTCCACGCGGCCGGCCTTCGCGGCCACCACGGTGGTGCCCTGGGGTGCGGGGAAGTCGAGACCCGTGTGGGCCCCAGAGGACCACATCGATCCGCGCTGGCCGAACGGCGTACCACTCGGGGCCGACACCGGACGCACCCAGCCCGCGGAACCCGCGTTCGCGGTGGGCTTCTCGGCTACGGGTTCCCGCACGTCCTTGGCGGACACGTCCGCCGAGCTCGGCTTGCTCTGGCCGCCGCTGAGCTGGGCGACGAGTCGAGCCGCAGACAGCTCGAAGTGTCCAGGGAGCGACGGGCTGCCCGACAGCTGCACCCGGTGTGACAGCTCAACCAGAGACACCGAGGTCAGGTAGGTGAAGTCCGTGCTGCCGAACTTCTCCTTGAGGGTGGAGAAGAACTTTGCCGCCGCGTAGTGCGGGTCGGTCACCTGCGCGTGCGTGCCCCATCCCATCGAGGGGCGCTGCTGGAACAGGCCGGCGCTGTCGGAGTCACCGCCCTGGAGGTTCTGGAGTCGGCTCTCCTGGTACGCCGTGGCGATACCGACGACGGCCGCCCGCTCACCTCGGCGGGAGCCGGGCCCGAACGCGCGGATGGCTTCCTCGCGGATGATCCGCGCGTTCTCAAGTTCGGCGGCATTCAGGGGGCGGTCCCAGTTCTTCTGGACGCCCTGAGTGCGGACCGGAAGCAGGCTGTCGACGGAGGCGCCGGTGTCCGTGATCGGGGGCTTGGGGTTCGGTGCCACCGGCTTGGAAGGCTTCTCCTGCTCGGTGTGGCCGCAGGTGCAAGAGCATCCCGGCTTGTGCACGGTGTCTTTGTCGTTGGTCGACCCGGGCGCGGGCACGAACACGGTCTGACCCGAGAAGATCAGGTCCGGGTTGTCGAAGCGGCCGGCGTTGGCCGCCAGAAGGGCCGACAGAGTCACCCGGTGCTTGAGCGCGATGGCCGAGAGGGTGTCGCCCCTCTGTACGGTGTACTTCGTCGGCCCGGTGGGCTCCGGCTTCACCGGCGGCTTCGAGGGTTCCTTGTCCGGCTTCGGAGGAGCCACAGGCGTGCTCGTGCCGCCAGTAGCCGGGTCAGGCTTCTTGCTGGCCTCGGGCTTCGAGTCATCCTGCTTCTCCTGGACGGGTGTCTTCGAAGGCGTGGGCTTGACCGGGTCCGGCTTCGTGGTTTCCCGCTTCGCCGGAACGTTGATCTCCTGGCCTTCGCTGATCTTGTCCGGGTCCTTGATGTCGGGGTTGGCAGTCAGCAGTTCGGCCAGGGACACCCCGAGCAGCGCGCAGATGCCCAGGAGCGTCATTCCCCGCTTGACGGTGAACTTTCCCTTGACCGGCGGCTTCTTGTTTCCGCCCGTGTCCGGCAGGCTCGTGGTGTCGTCCGTCGCGCCGGGCTTGTAGGCGGGGCGGGCGAAGCCGTGGATGCGCGGGTTCGATATCTCGGTCCACTTCTCGTAGACCCCGTCCCCGTTGAAGTACTGCCCGTTGTAGGAGCCCCCGGTGTTGCCACCGATGACCCGGATGCGGCTGCCGGCGACCTCGGTCACCATGTCGACGTGCGTGCCGCCCGAGGCGCCGTACATCACCAGGTCGCCCGGCTTCGGGTTGCTTCGGTGGAAGCGTCCCCGCTGCTTGTAGTAGTCGGTGCAGGTCAGGCACGAGGCCGTGAGCGGGACGACGTCGGTGTTGCCGGTCTGAACAGCCAGCCACGAGATCCATGTCTGGCACCAGGGCTGATTCTGGGCCCAGGCCAGACCAGGCACCTGGGGCGGGTACTTCGTGTAGTTGTCCTGCCCTTCGCGGTACCCGAGCTGGGTCCGACCCTTGTCGATCATCGACTTGGCGGTGTTGGCCATGCCGCCTCCTTCCGCGGCCCGTTTGGGCACGCCAAAAAGGCCGCCGAGTCCGGCGACCTGTGGGGTTGGTTAGTTAGGTTGGTAGTTTGGCCAGGCCCCGCTCGGGGGCTCGGACTTGAGCAGCGCTGATCAGTGCGCGGTCGAATCCGGCTTCGTGGCAGTGGTGTTGGGCGTCAGGCCGTTGGAACGAAGCTGGTGCTCGAAGTCCGCGGCGACGCGACGCCAGTAGTCGGCAACCTCCTGCATCTCGCGGAGGGCTTTGTTCGCTTCCGTGCGCCACTTCTCAAGATCGTCGATGTGCTGCGCGCGAGCCTGGTTGAACCCGTCTCGCTTCTCTTGCATGGCCTTGAAGACCAGGCCCAAAGAGGCGAGCCCCCCGGCGCTGAAGAGGGCTGCCGCTATCTCCACTGCTTGCATCGTGCATCCCCCTCTACTGACCGTGGAACGTCGCTTTGAAGTACCCGCCAGTCGTGAACTTTGGATCGGCTCCATTGATCGCGACCTTGGCGTAGGTGTAAATGCGCTCACCCGCCTGGTAGTACTTCTTCGGAATTGTGTAGACCTTGGTTTTAGTCTTCGAACCCGCGTTGGCTGTGTAGTCCTCCTTGATGAGGTCCAGCCATTCGCCGGGCTTGATTCGGTGCGAGATAGACGTGCGGATGCCCGCGTCGTAAAGGCCGTCGCATTCAAGCTGAATCGTGAAGGTGTAGAACCCCTTCACCTTGACCTCCACGGCATGACCGTTTCCGTCCTGCTCGGAAACCATCGCCATACGGTTGATGGTTCCGCCCCAGGGAACGAGGTACTGAGCTTTGGAGGTAAAGGAACCGGCCTTGGAACGCAGGTCCGCGTTGACTATTTTGGGATGCCGTCCACCACCTTCTTGAGGGCGTTGATGGCATCCAGGAGATCGCTGTCCTTCTTGTCGAGCGCTACATGCCTCGCGTCGGCGGAGTTCCTGAACTCCTCCAGCGCGGAGACTTTCGCCGTGAGGTCGGCCGGAACGGCGGGAGTCAGCTCCAGCTTCTTGATCCGGTCGTCATGGTCGGTGAAGGCGGCTCCCACGTTCCACCGGCTGGCAGTGGAAGTGGCGCCGGACTTCTTCGTGACCCAGGTGTTTCCGGCACTGCTGACGATGAACACGGCGCTGCCTGTCTTGCTGAGTACCTGGAGGGAGTCCTCGCTCTGCGCAGTGGGGGACAGGCGGACGCTGGCCCGCTTCGCGTCGGTCCCGTCCGGCAGGTCGCCGACCTCCAAGAGCTGCGTCCCACCGGATCGGGGCTGCACGCCCTGAAGGCGCTCCTCCAGCCCGCTCATGCGCCGGTCCTGAACTGCGTCGGCCTGCTCGCCCTGCATCACCCGGCTGACGATGCTGGAGAGCGAGGTATCGCCTACCGCATCGAGGACGTGAAGGGACCCCGCCTTGGAGTAGAGGACAGTCGTCCCGGCTACGGGGACGCTCGGGGCGCCTGGGGAGTCGCGAAGTGCGAGGACGCCCGGCTCGATCGCGAGGTTGCCCTCCTGGTCGACGGCCACGACCTTGCGGCCGTCCTTGTCATGCAGGGCGAGGATGTCCTTCTGGCCGGCAGGCTGATGGATCACAGCGCCGCCGTTCACGACCAGGTCCCCGTTCAGTGTTGCGCCGGAGTTCGACTCCAGGGTTCCCGGCGAGCCCTTGGGGCCGGGGTCACCTTGAGGCCCTGCGGGACCGGTGGCGCCGGTGTCGCCCTTGGGGCCGGCGGGGCCCACTTCGCCGGGAATCCCCGGCTCGCCATCGAGGCCGGGATCGCCCGCGGGCCCAACTGGACCGGTGTAGAACACCGTCGGTGTCGCGATGTTGCTGTAGTCCTGGAGATCCTTGATATTCCACTCCTCCTGCTCGGTCGGCAGGAAGATGTAGAAGCGCCTGGTGGGCAGGCCCGCAAGCTCCTCAATCACCTCGTAATGAAGCCCGCCCAGAACCTCCGTGTGGAACGTTCCGGTCACGTCAAGGTCGGTGACTCGTGAAGAGCCGCCGATGGCGGATTCCCCGAGGCGATAGAACTGCTTCTCCGGGATCAGGAAGCGGACGCGCCCCCTGTGGGGCTCTCCCATCGGGTTGAGGTAGGTGCCCGTCACCTTGACTATCTCCATATTCCTCCTTAGCCGGGGCCCGGCTCGCGGTTGAGGCTGTACACGCGAGCGCCCCAGTCGTCCTGGCGGTGGATGCCGGCCGCCGGGTTGTGAGTCAGGTCGAGCAACTTCCCGTTGTTCGCCGTCTTGTAAGTGCTGAAAGAAACGTCTGGTGGACGGATCTGAGCCTTGTCGCGGGTCCGCGAACCACTGCCGCTGCCGTCCTCGCCGAGCACGTCGTTGTTCATGCTCCGGGCCCACACCACGAACCACCTTCGCGAGTCGATCTGCTGCGAAGGGCTCAAGCCGTCGGACATGTCCATGTGCTTCCACTCCATTTCGAACCTGTGCAGCTTGTTCGCGGCACCGGCCTTGAAGAAGAAGTTCGGCCCCCAACCGGCCACATCGGAGCGCCACTCAGGCGGGGAAGTGCCGTGCTCACGTGTCACACCGATGCCCATCTGGAAGCGCGGGGAGCCGGCGAACTCGAACTCCAGCCGCAGCAGGTCAGTGCGACTGCCGTGGGCCTGGATGATGTACCAGGGCCTCCAACCGTCTGAGTTCACTAGGGCGCGCCACTGCGGCACGGTGATGTCGTATGAGACGCCTCGTGAGGTCCACCCGCCGAGGCTGGCTCCCACGCTCAGACTCGGCCGGGAGACGGACGTGACAAAGGCCCTGCTGGTCGTCGCCGAGGTGAGTGCGCCCGCCGTACTCACGCCGGGGGTGCCTATCGATCCATGCGCCGACACGCTGGTGGGGTAGTTCACCGACATACCGCCGGAGAACTGCTGATGCCGCAGTGGCTGCCAGGCGCTGAGGTACTGCGACGCGGCCACCTGCGTGACGGGGTACCGGTCGATCACTGCGTCCGGGGCGGGGAACTCCAAGCTCTTGATCCGACGGTCGATGTCGGCCAGCGAGTTGTCCAGGCCGCCGGCGAATGCGCGTTGGTTCGCCACTACTCCCACTGTCCCTTCTGGAAAAGGGACTCCTGGACGAGCGTCAGCTCGCACCGGTCCGTCCCGTCGCCTTCGACGTGCACGCGGTTCTCCGTGACGACGAAGGGCTCTTTGATGGTCATGAAGCCGGTGTTGGCCTCCACGTTGATCTTGATGCCCAGGTTCGGATTCAGCGTCTGCGGGTCCTGGTAGGTGCTCGGGTAGGTGATGACCCGAGGAACCCGGATGCCCTTGTTCCCGAAGGCGAGCTGTGTCTCGGCGCGGGAGTCGAGGGTCTTGGCGTCAGCGATCCGGTCGAACCGGCCAACGACGTCGCGCACGGGCACCTCGCGGCGCAGCAGGACGTTGTCCTTGCGCCGCCTGATCGGCAGGTTCCCCGAGCGGCCTATGGCGTACGAGACGTTGGCTACCTGCGTACCGTCGAGGTAGACCTCTGGGATCTCGCAGTTCACGCGGTCCTTCAGCGTGGGGAGCGGGTTACCGTCCCGGCCGGTCGCCCAGCGGGGGGTACGGTCTCGCGTGTTCCTGAACCAGCAGCGCAGGTACTCGTCCGGATCGTCCATGTTCACCCTGGCCGAGTCCATCGCCAGGAAGAACCCGGAAAGGTCGTCCGCCATGTCGTAGATGTCGCGGGCGACCTCGCGCCATTCACCTGGCTGGGCGTTCCAGTCGTAGGAGCGACCGGTGTCGACCATCGCTGTGGTCTCCGTGTTGATGCCCCAGTTGATGTTCTCGCTGTACACCAGGGCGCGGATCAGGTCGACCTGTTCCTTCGACTTCGCGGTGCCGGTGTGGTTGCGGGTCTCGTAGAAGCTCATGAAGTCGCGTGCGTGGATCTGGAGCAGACGGGTGTTCAGGTCCATCCGCATGTTCCAGATGATGCCGGACCATACGAGGTAGCTCTCCTGGCGTGTGTCCCAGTCTTCGGACTTCCGGACGATGCCGATGCAGTACTTGTACGGCTCGATGCCGGCGAGCTTCTTGAGCTCCTGCTGCCACTCCTCGGCTCCGTCGAGCGGGATGCTCACCGCGGCCTGGCCGATCTCGTCGAGCTTGAAGGAGTACTCGATGGACGCGGCGGGGATGCCCCGGGCCACGATGTACGGCCGGAACCCCTTCCACTTCAGGCTGTGCGTCTTGTGGAGCTGGTGGGCGGGGTCGTCGTACCGGTAGTCGCCCATCGGTCTCCACTTGTAGATCCGCACCTCGTACGGGTTCTGCGGCAAGGTCTCCTCCCTCTCATGCGGAGGGGCGGCCGAGGCCGCCTCGCACACGCACGAAAGCCGCCTCAGCGGGCGGCTCCTTGGTTAGTTAGTTTGGTGGTTTGGGTGAGGGGTCAGAGGGCCTGCACCAGCGAGATGCCCGAACTGGCGTCGTCCGTGACCGTGGCGTCACCGCCAACCGAGCGGGCGTACGCGTAGACGCCGTCACCTGCGCGCAGGTAGACCAGACCGGAGCACGAGATGCGCCACTCGATGTTCTGCTCGTGGGTCGAGAAGGACTGACCGGTGATGATGTGGTTGTCGCTCTTGCGCTTCAGCTCCACGAAGAAGGACCCGCTCTTGGCGTACTTCGTCATCCCGTTCACGGTGCACATCACCTGGTAGTTGCCGCTGGTCCGGGCCTTGGCCACACCGGCGTTGCGGTCGAAGTCGGTCTCTTCGCCGTACCAGCTTCCCTTGATCGGAACGACGGTCCATCCGGAGCCGATGGCGAGGCGCTTGAAGACGCCCCGGGACATGAACGGGGTCTGCTTCTCGATGTCCCCGACGCGGGTGGCCAGCTTTGCGATCTCTCCCTTGCTGCGGCTCACCTCGCCAGTGAGGGCTTCCTGCGTCTTGCGGATGGTGTCCGCTGCCGTCACGGCCTCGGTGGCTTTGCCGATGGACTGCCTGCCCTGGTCGGCGGCGGCAGTGATCTCGTTGATCACATCCCGTTCGCCAACATAGAGACGGCCTTGACCCTGGATGCGGATGTTTCCCGTGTAGCCCTCAAGGCTGGTCAGGTCGCCCTTTTCGCCCTTGGGACCCTGATCGCCCTTGAGTCCCTGCGGTCCCACCGGCCCGATCGGGCCGACAGCCCCTCGGGGGCCCTGCGGCCCCATGAGGCCGGTGACCTCTACCCAGGCCGCAACCGTGTCGCTGCCTTCGGGAAGAGCGGAGCCCTTGACGTACTGCTTCTGCCAAACGGAGCCCGTGCCGGTGTGAAGGTACATATCGCCAGGGGAACCCTCGGAGTCCGAGGGGGCGGACGAGGACGTGTACCACTTGTCGCCGGACAAGACGCCCATGGAGTTCCAGGCCCCGTTCACACGCTCGAACAGCTCGAACTTGTGGGCGTTGCTCGTGTTCGGATTGGGAGTGTGGGTCCGCTGGATGTAGAAGTTGCCGTCGTAGCCGTCTACCGGGGGAGTCTCGGTGCCCTGGCGGAGGGAGGAGCCGTCACGCACCCACTTGTAGTCGCCCCGGAGCATCCACCGGCTACCAGTGAGCAGGTCCATGTACTGCGTGCCTGGGCGGAAGAACGAGCGCTTGGCAGTGTCCGTCGTCGGCGCTGTCGGCGGCATGCCTTCACGCGCCGGCCCCGTCTTCGTCACGAGGTACTGGTCCGTCTCAGGGCGGAGCCGGTAGTCCTCGATGGCCCAGGTGCTCGGAGTCGGCCGGGTGAAGCGGGCAAGGACGAGGGACCCGTCCTTCGCGTCACCGATCGATGCGACGACCTGGGGCACGATGTCCACGGCCTTGCCGAGGCCGCTGAACTCCGGACTCTGCACCTGGAGCACGATGAACCCGGAGTTGGCCGACGTGGTCAGCGTGAACTGCTTCGGCTCCGTCCGCTCGATCCAGATCATGCCCTGCCGGTTGTCCCGGTTGTTGTCCTTCACCCACGCCCGGCCGGGCGAGATCAGGACCGTGTTGGTCGCGTCCACGTTGGGATCGACGAAGAAGGACTCACGGGTCTCGATTCCCTTGGTGAAGTCCACCATCGAACCGAACATCCGGCGAAGATCCTTCGCGGCATACTTGGCTCCGTTGGTGAAGTTGATGTTCGTTATGTCTGCCATCGCGCATCCTTAAATGAACTTGTCGAGTGTCCAAGAAACTTGCCCCCGCAGGTAGGCGGAATCGGCATAGAAGAGGGCTGCCCTCGGTGCAGCCGAGCCTGGCTTGCCGGACATCAGATGGCACATGACCGTGCTGCCCGGGTCGATCCGGAACCACTGGGCGAAGGTGAGTTGCGCACTCACGTCGCTCCGCCGACCCTGCTGAGTGACGAAAGCCTTCCGGCTCTTTGTGTCGAACTCGAACATGTCCGAGGGGCCGAGCTCCAGAGGGAGCCGACCGAAGCGGGTCAGTCCGATCTTGCCGACGAGCTCTCCGGTCGGAGCCTTGCCCGTCAGGTCGCTGGCCGCGTAGCCGGCGGGAGGCTTGCGCGCCTCCACCCACACACCGCCCTGAGCGGGGCCGTACACCCTGGCGGTCAGGTCCGTGGACTGCATGGAGCCGTTCGTGACCACCGCGGGCACCTGGGCCCGCATATGGGCGGTGTCCGGGATCTCCACCAGCTCCGAGGAGGTGAAGTCGAACATGGGCGTCGTGAGGTCCGTGAGGTCGATACCGCCCTTGTCCCAGGTGCCGGCCACCATGTCCCGGTGGTAGGTCCCCGTGGCCCGAATCCATGGGTCGGTGCACTCGAACTGGATGTCCACGATCGGGGACAGGGTGGAGGCATACTTCGCGTCGATCGTGACCGCGCGCTTCCGTACCCGACCACGCACCTTCGCCGGGGCTCCCTGGGCGACACCGGGGATGCAGAAGTGCAACTCCTCCTCGCGCTCCCCGTAGGTGAAGGCGCCGTTGACCTCGCCCATCAGGTCGGCGAGTTTGCTCTCATCCTTCGCGAAGACCCGGAAGGACATGTGGATCGTGCGACCGCGCATCCAGTCTCGACCGGGCCAGCGCCCATGGGTGGCGACCATTTCGATGTCGTAGTCCTTGATCTCGGGCATGTCGCCGATGCCGGTGATCTCAAGCGGAATGAGCGGGGAGTCGCCCCCGAGGAGCACCCCCCGATACCAGAGGGTCCACTCCTTCCCGGGGAACGAGTCCACGTGCGCGGAATCTCTCATCGTGGTCCTCACACGTAAGGGGCCACCCGCGGGCGGGCGACCCCTTACTTAGTTAGTTTGATACTTTGGCCAGGGCCTCGCCCGGCGTGCCGCACGGGTTGTGCGGCGCCGATCAACGCGTGATCCGCTTCAACTGCCACGCCACCTCACGGGAGATGGCGACCGGGTCCGCATTGGTGTTGGCGTTGATGGTGACCGTGTGCTGAGCAACTGGCTCCGAGGGACGGTTCTGCTTCTCCGTCAGCGCGCTGATCGCAGACGACAGGGCGCCACCGGACCGGTAGGAGCTGTACAGCGACTCCTCCGGCAGAGCCTCACTGAACTCCTCGGCATCGAATGCGGACGGCATCGCCGCGAAGGTCATGAACGGCATCGCGTAGCTCTGCGGCATCGCGAGCTGCGGGGCGGCTGAACGCTGCGCGTCGGAGGCTGTCTGATTGATCTCCGTCACGACCTTCGTCGTGTTGACCTTCACGTTGATCGTGTAGGTCTGCGAAGTCACCGCGTTGAGTGCGGACTTCATGGAGTTGGCAGCCGACTGGACCGCGTTGGCGGCCCGGTTCGCCTCCGACTGCACCGTGTTGGCGTATGCCGGCCACTTGCCGCCGGCATCCTTGGGTACCGCCCCCAGAGCCTGGGTGGCCTCCTTGCTGTGAGAGTCGATTCGAGCCTTGGCCGTGCTGAGGGTCGTCTCGATCTTCTGGGCGAGGTCGTTCCACGCCTGGGAGGAGGTGACGTTCATGTTGGTCGTGCCGGTTCTGGCATCGTTCACAATCTTGTCCCAGGTCTCCCGCGATGATGCACTCATACCGTCGTACGCGGACTTCGAGGCGTCCTTCGCGCCGTTCATGCTGGACGTGATGCCGTCCTTGCCCTTCTGGGCGCCCGCTGCTGCCTGCTGGGCCATGCGCTCCGCCTGGAGGGCCACGGCATCGGCCGTGGCCGCGGAACCGGTAGCAAGGGAGTCGAAGACGGTCTTGGACGAGTCGTTCATGGTGTTCATGTGCGTCGTCCAGGAGACCTCCGACTGCGCCGCGGCGGCGTCGACCCGGATCTGGGCATTCTCCGCAGCGGTGCCGATCCCAGAGTTGATCAGATCGGTGTACTGCTGGATGTTGGACCAGTGCGCAAGCACCCCGTCCTTCATCTGCCCGTGCGACTGCGCGACCTGCTGCGTGGCGTTCATGGCCTGCTGCTGGATCGCCAACAACGTGGCGTCAGTACTGGTCTGAAGGTCCTCGAACATCGTGCGCGTGTTCTGCGACGTCTCCTCGTTGTCCGAGACGAACTTGCCCTTCAGCCAGTCCCAGGCGCTCCCCAAGGAGTCCATGGCTCCCGGCAGGTCACCAGTCATCAGCTGGTTAGCGGCAGCCATGCCGGCCGCCAGCGGCGTCAGCAGGTCGACGAAGCGGGCTAGCCCATCGATCAGCTGCGGACCCAGGGCCGCGGCGAGGTTGGCGAAGTTCTGGCCGAGGCCGACCAAGGCAGCGATCATTTCCGGCTTGGTCAGTTCGACAGCGAGCTGTCCGAAGACTTCGACCATGCGCTTGATGCCCTCGACCACGGCACTGTCGGAGAGGTTCGTCAGGATCTCGGCCAGCACATCTGCGATGGCCGACATGATCTCGGGGCTGGCGTTGGCCCAGACGACCATGAAGTTCTCTAGGGCGGGCATGACCTTGGACATCGCGGCACCGATACCGTCGAGAACGGTGGGCAGCACACGGGCGCCGGCCGCCATGAACCGGGCCATGGGTTCCGCGCTGTCGGAGAAGGCTTGCGCGATGGCCTCGAAGGCGCGACCGAAGTCGTCACCGTGCCGCGTTGCTTCCTCGACCCAACGGCCGACCCCCTCACCGAGTAGTCGCAGCCCCTCTTGGACGTGCGTCATGAAGGCGTCGAACTGGGCGGTGTCCAGGGCACGGCCCATGCGAGTGCCCAGCTCATCGAAGAACGAGGCGATGCCGTCCGCGGCCTTGCCGACCGAGGCCGCCCCGTTGGTCAGATTGACCATGAACCGGCCCAGTGCCATGACCACGACATCGATCCCGCGACCCATCTCACGGATCACGACACCGAACTTCGCTCCGTTCTGGGCGAGGAGTTGGACGAAGTCGCCGAAGGTGCGACCGAGCCCGATGAAGGTGCCCTTCAGGGCAGTCGCGAACTCGACCATCCCGGACTCCTGAAGCGCGCTCGTGACGCGCGGGAGTACCTGATCGACGAAGCCGGTCAGAGAATCGACCAGCGGCTGAACGAACTTGGAGCCCGCGTCGAAGAACTTCTGGAGCTGCGGGGAGATCCGATCGAGCCACACCAGGATGCCGTCGAACGCCTTGTCGAAGGCCCGGAACATCGAGTCGGCGGCAGGACGCACCTTCGATTCGAGGACCGATCTCAGCTCCTGGAACTTGGCTTTCGCCTTGTCCGTGTTGAGGAGCACCAGGCCCAGCGCACCGACCATGGGCAGCAGGGGCACGGCGGCCAGGGCCAGCGCCGCGACACCAGCAGCAGCCATCGCGATGGCCACGGCCCCGAGCAGGCCGACGATCCCGACAGCGGAACTGACCAGAGAGGCCAGGGCGGCGCCGGCGGCAGACAGGACCCCGATCAGGGCGCCGCCGACGAACACCACCAGGCCGAAGGTTGCGGCGAGGGTGACGAGCGTGATGACGAGCTGGGGAACGTTGCTCGCCATCGAGACGAACGCGCCACCCATCCTGCTCGCAAAGCCGCTGGCGGAGTCGGCCATGCCCGACAGCGATCCGGTGATCTTGGCAGCCATGGAGGCGAAGGCGCCCGAGCCTTCCGCAGCCGCGGCGGTCGCTGAGGCGCCGACCTTGAGCACGCCCGCCGTCAGTCCGGCCGCGACGGCTGTGACGCCGGCGATCACACCGCCCAGCGCCTTGAAGGCCAGTGTGCCGGTCCGCCAAAGGCCGTTGATGACCCGTGCGGTCATGTAGATCGCGTTGTTGCGGATGTTGGTGGTGATGACGACCTCGCGGCGGTGCGTCAGCCACGCCAGGCGGGCAGCCACTCCCGCGACGCGGGCGTTGTCGAGGTCGGGGTTGATGTCCACCTCGCGACGGCGTTCCAGGGCCTTGAGGGCGGCCCTTGCGCGCGCGGCATCGAGGTTGGCCTGGATGTAGACCTGGCGATGCCGGTTCTCTCCGCTCAGGGCCGCCAGGCGCATCCGAGCCGTCGCGTCGTCCAGGTCGGCCTGGAGCTTCACCTTGCGGTCGTGGGCCAGGCGCTCCAACTCCAACTCGGCCTTGACCGAGTCGACCTCTGCCTGAAGGTGGATCTCCTCGTTCTGCAACGCCCTTCGGATCTTGCGCTTCAACGCCTCTTCGTCGACCCCGACATCAAGCCTGTTGTCCTTGATGACCGCGTCGATGGTCATCTTCCGGTCCCTCGACGCCGCTGCTACCTTCGCCTTCGCGGCTGCGGTGTCGGCGTCGACCTTGACCTTGATCTGCCGGTCCCGGGACAGGGATTCGAGCTCTGCCTTGACCTTCGAGGTGTCGGCCTCGATGTCGAGCTTGAGCTTCTTGCCGTTGAACCACGCGATGAGTCGTGCGATCTCGCGCTTGAATTTCGAGGTGTCGGGGACAACTCGAATGTTGACTGAACCAACAGTTGCGCCGCCGGGCCCGTCAGCCATGAAACCTCCCTAACTAACTTTGAACGGGGCCCCCTTGTCTTCCTGGAAAGAGGAGCGGGCCAGAATTTCTGCGGGAATGGCAAACGTCGCCTGGCCGGTTTCGCCGTACAGTTCGCGGTCCTCGGGCTCGGGGAGTTCATCGTCGAGTGCACCGGAGAAGGGGTTGTACCTCTTCTCGGACTCCTTGGTGGAACCCGGGCGGCGGTACGGGTCGGGTTGTTTCACGCTTCGGGGGTTCTTCACCTTGGAACGCACGAACGAGGTATGGATCATCTGAAGTGCGTCCAGCATCTCGGCGAGGATGAAGGTATTTCGGTCCCAACCCGCGTCCTTGACGCCTCCGTCGCACAGTGCCCGGCTCTTGAACGCCGACTCAAGTGGAAGGTGCTCGATGAGCGCAAGACAGAAGCGGGGCGGCAATGCGCCGGTGAACAGCCCGTGGATGTCGACTCCGTAGAAGCGCATCAGGTCGGCTGCGATCTCCCCGCCGTACTCGTCGAGGGCACTGCGGAGGCTTAGGAGTTTCCCGCTTCGCCGTCTTCCATCCAGACGCCGAACACCTTGTTCCGGGCGCCCATGGGCAGCTTCTCCAGCGCGAGCTTCAGGGCGTCCTTCTTGTCTGCGGCGGCGACGAGGCACTTGTCCATGGCGTCGATCTTCCCGGCCTCGGACACCTTGTCGTCCTGGATGATGTCGATGTACTTCAGGACGGCCTTGAAGTCTGCACCCGGAAGGTTCTCGAACTTCCGCAGCTTGATGCTCTCTCCCTTGATGCCCTTCAATTCGACGGCCGGCGCCTTCTCCGCCTCGTCCAGCAGGGTCTTGAAGTCCAGAATCGCCATGAGTTCTCCCTCTCTAAGTGATCATTGTTTCCTCCCTTTCTGTGTGGATGTAAAGTGAACCCCCAGGGAGCGGAAAGGGAGGAACACTCCCTGGGGGTTGGTATGGGTGCGTGAGGGGGGCCTACACGCGTACGGCGCCGTCCTCGGCCCTGATGCGGGTCTTCGGGAAGACGCGGCCGAGGCCGTCCTTCGCGGTGTTGGGGACGACCTTGTTGTCCTTGTCCAGCTCCAGGTACGCGCGGCCCTTCACGATGGAGGCCCGTACGGGAACCTCCGTCAGGGCGGACGGGTCCAGGGTGATGGAGTCGGAGCCGATGATGCGGACGGACGGGTAGTACCAGGCGACGACGTGCTTGCCGTCCGTGCCGATGATGTACAGGGCCTTGTCCGTGGTCGTGGGCGTGTTCGGAATGACGAACTGCCCCTTGGTGACCGCCGAGTCGCCGGCACCGTAGTAGAGCTTCAGCGTCTCGATGCTGATGTCCGCGAGGTTCATGGTCATCGAGTACGACTTCGGGGGCGAGGTGACCTCAAGGGCCGGCACCTGCCAGGTGCCCAGAGTCTCGGGGTCGTCGCCCTCGGCCGACATTTCGATGCCGTTCTCCAGGCTCGTGTTGCCGATCGAGGTCCACTTGGCTGTGGCCAGCCTGTCGGTCTCGTCCTTCCACGTGAACGCGATGTCCCGGCCGTCGGGCTCGAAGGGGAACGTGGGCGGCGCCGGGGTGTCGACCGGGGCCACGTACACGTAGCCGGTCTTGGGGGCGAGAGCGTAGTGCTTCGGCTTGAGACTTTCGTCGGTGATGTCGGGCAAGCAAGCCCTCCTTCCAGCCCGTGAGGGCATCACGAAGAGGCCGCCCACCGGCTGACCGGAGACGACCTCTTAGTTAGTTAGTTTGGCGCTTTGGGTGACCCCTCAGCGGTGGCTGTACACGATGTAGCTGGCCACGAAGCGGTGCACGTCCGGGTGCTGGAGTTGGGTGTCGCCGGAGGAGTAGAGCGGACCCGTCACCTCCTTGAAGTACGACAGGCCAGGGTTTCCCGGCTCCAGCACGGACCGGAAGCGATCCCGGCAAGCCGATGCCAGAGCTGCCCGGACCTGTCGGGCCAGGAGAGAAGCCTCTCGCCTGGTCGCAGCGAAACAGTGCACGGTGAACACTCCCGAATCGAGGTGGTTGGAGTCGCGTGCAGTGCCGCTGCTTTTGCGGACGATGACCAGGGGAAGCAGGTCAAGCCAGTTGTTGGGCATGACGACTCGGACCGTGGCTTCCCGTCCGAACTCCCGCTTCAGGTAGAGACGTACCGCCTCGATGACGATGGCTTCTGAGTCGGGCAGCAGGTAGGTCAGTGCAGCCCCTCCTCGATGATGTGAATGCCGTCGACCCACTTGATGGGCGGACCCTTCTTGGTCCGGCGGTACCAGTGGCCGTAGTTGATGGAAAGAATGTTGGGATCGGTGAAGACGATGGCGTAGCCCTTCTCGTGCTCCTGGACCTCGATGTGGTTGATGAGCCAACCCGACTCGACGTGTCCAGCAGCCTTGGCCATGACCTTGGCCTTCTGCCGCTCGGCCGCCTCCTTGAGGGCGCTCTTGACGCCCGGGAGGCCGGCCGCGATCTCATTGGTCCGTGGGTCTACCCACCCCATGACTGCCTCGTCTCTCGATCACGGCACTGACGAACGCCGTGCGCCGGGAGCCGCGGTGCCGGCGGGGGTATTCGCTGACGGTCCAGGTACGTCCCTCGAACTCGACGTCGCCCCAGCGGAAGGTGGGAAAGTCGCGTGCCAGGATCTTGTACCGGCCGGGCTCCGACCAGCCCTGTGACGCATTGTCGTCGGCGTCGATGGGCTGGGCGAAGACCCGAAGGGTATGTCGTCGGCCGCGGCCGGGGATCGTTCCGCCGTAGCCGTCGTCGCTCTCCACCAGCTCGTACACGACCAGCTCCAATGGTGCGCGGTCGAGAATGCCCATGACGCCTCCTACGAGCTGTTCTCGGCGTCGATGACGTCCTTGACGGTCTCGTCGTAAGGGAAGGTGCGACGGCTGTTGATCGCGACTGCGCGGACCACATCCAGGGTGCGGACCCCGTACTTGTTGGCCAGCTTCTCAATCAGCATGATCTCCTGCTTGGATGGGGCGAAGCCGTTGCTTCCCTGCTCTGCGTACCGGTACTGGTACTCGCCGGCACCCTCCGAGACGAAGTTCTCGGGGTTGCGCATCCGCCGCTCCGTCATGGCCAGGGTCACGGCCTTGACTGCGGGAGGGGTGCGAGCCTTGCGTCCGTGCTCGTCGCAGCCCCACAGAGGGCTCCCGTAGGCGCGAACGATGTCTGAAGCATCAGCGATAGCAGCGGCGGCCTGGCGCTTCTCCAGCTCGTCGACGAAGGGCCGGCCCATGCGGGCTTCGAGCTCCTGCACCGTCCCTAGAGGTTCACACATGGATGCCTCCTTGATCGGTGCGGAGGGCCCCGGCCACCTACTTAGTTAGTTTGGTGGTTTGGCCGGGGCCCTTCGCCGGGATGGTTACTTCACCGGGGCGGTGCCGGCCTTCGGCTTGAAGGTGACCTTCTGGGCGCGGATCAGCTTCGGGGTGTCGACGACCTTGCCGTTCTTGTCCCGGGTCCGGTCGGTCACGAAGGCGACGCCCGCGTACGAGGACAGGAAGCTCCGCTCGCTCGCGGTCAGGGAGTTGTAGTCGCGAATCCAGCGGATCGCGTAACCGCCGTCGGCGGCCGAGGAGCCTGCCGCGACGCCGCCGGCCGGAACGGCGGGGGCGCGCGTGACGAGCTGGATCGCGGTCGGGTGGTAGGCGTAGATGTCGAACTCGCCGATGCGGTTGTCCTGGACGATGGTGAAGCCGTGCAGTCGGGTGATCGTCGCATCGCGCAGGGCGGAGGCTTCACCGGCGGCCTGGACCTGGGAGAGGTTCGGGTCCGCGAGGAGCAGGCCGGCGGCCTGGGCGCCCATGACGAGGAATCGGCCCGAGGTCGGGATGTTCCGCTGGGTGAGCTGGGTTGCGAGCTGGGCGATGGCGAAGCGCACTGCCTTGCCGGCCTTCTCCTGATCGGTCAGGTCGATCTCGACGCTGGACGAGTTCTCCGACGTCCACAGGGAGGCGGAGGCTGCGTCGGGCTTACCCGTCGAGAGCAGGTTGGCAATCATGAACTCCAGCTTGTTCACGATCGCCTCGGTCTGTGGCATGGCCACCTGGGAAGCGAAGTTGGAGACCGACAGGGACATCTCGGCGTCGGACAGGTCTACGGCCGAGTAGACGTGGCGGTCGAGCTTGATGCCGATGACCGTCTCGTTCAGGGCCTCGGACTTGATCTGGCGAGCGGTGTAGCTGTCGTCGGGGCCGTGAGTGCCCTTGCCGGCGTCGATGTCCTCGTCGAAGCCGTTGAGCATCGCGGGGCGGCGCACGTTGACGACATGGCCCTTGGCGCCGTCGAAGTCGGCGGCGGGATGCTTCTGGACGGTGCCGGCCAGGATGACGGACTGCTCGATGTTGGCGAGCGCGACGGCGGACAGCTTCTCCGCCTCGTAGATGAAGTTCTTCGTATCAGCCATAAAGTGGCGTCCTCCTTGAATCGGGGCATGAAAAAAGCCCCCAGCAGGGGGCTTGGGTGGTGAGCGCTACTGTCAGGCGCTGTAGAGCTTCGAGCGCTCACGAGCAACGAACTTCTTCGCGTCGAACGCAGTCTCGTTGGGGTCCAGTCCGCCCTTGCCGAGGCCGCCCGAAGGGGCACCAATGAAAGCGGAGAGCTGCTTTGCGTCCAGGGCCATGGCCTCGTAGTCGTCACCGGAAAGACGGTCGACCAGGGCCGACGGGATGCCGAACTCGGAGCCGACCTTCTGTCGGAGGAGACGACGCTCGACCTCGGCCACGCGGCCTGTCGCAGCAGCCAGCTCCTCCTTGAACCTCTCCGCCGAGTCCGCGCGATCGGCGGTCTCCGAGTACTTCGCCTTGAGGACGTCGAACTCCGCCTTCAGCGTCTCGTACTGGCCCTTGAAGTCGTCGGCCGGCGGAGCCTGCCGATGGACCTCCCCGGCGGGCTGGTGAGCCAGATCCCGCATGGTCGGGTCCTCGCGCGGCTCGGGTGCCTCCGAAGGCGCTTCGGCCGCGGCCTCGGACGCGGTTTCCTCAGCGGCCCCCGCGTCCCCTTCGAAGGCCGTGGAAGTCTCGTCGATAATCTCGTCAGCCATCAGTCAATCTCCCTTTGGTGCGTGGCTAGGTAGCGGCGGAACTGCTGCTTGTTGCCGCCGCCGAAGTTGTCCCAAGCGGCTACGGCCGCCTTCACCTCGGGCGGGTACTCGTAGTCGTTGGAGAAGATCGGAACTGCTTCGCATTTGCAGTTCGGGTGGAACTGCCGAACGTCGGCGTCACCGGCAGTCCACTTGTTTCGGTAGCTCGCTCCTCGGGAGGCGAGCATGATGCAGAAGTAGCAAGCCCCCTCCTCGGGGACACGCATATAACGCAGGGCTCCGGGGTCCTTCAGGACTCCTTCGGAGATGGCCTCCCGGCCGCCGCCCTCAGCAACCTTCTGAGCCTCCCCGCTCAGGCTGTCCGCGATGGACTCCATGAGTAGGTCGTCCAGCTCGTCCAGCGACTCCACGGTGAGGAAATCCTTGTCGGCTTCCATCTCGGCCTTCTTCAGACGCTCGGTCGCCTTGAAGTGGAACGCGGTCGACAGGTCCTTGTGTGACACGCGGTCGTCGTCCTCGCTCCAGGGTGAGGGGTCCAGTCGAATGGGGTCACCGACCCCGGACCCCTTCGGCAGGTCCGCGGTGTCGTACAGCTCGTTCCACAGGCCGTTCAGCGTCGGACGGATGCCGAGCCCGTCATCGACGGTACGGCCGAGCCAGATCGCGCGCTCCAGGCGGTAGTACGCCTGGCCGGCCTTTCTCGACTTCTTGCGCAGGCTGTTGATCTCGTGATGCCACTGGGCGACGAACCCCGCCGGGTTCTTCCGGAGCACTTGCGGGGTTGTGGAGGACACGAGCCGCAGTGTGAGCCGAACAGCTTCAACGCCGAAGGAGTTCTGGGCTGCTCGGAACACTCGGCGGGCCTTATCGGACTGCTGCTGCCTGCTGTCCATTCTTCATGGTCTCCTCTGGCTGCGACTTCGCCTTGGCGGTGGCTGCCGGCGGCTTCTTGTGGTCAGCGCCGCTCAACGTGGGACGCGGGGACGTCGGGGAAGTCGTCTCCCCGGGGGTCTCCGCCTCGGTCGACGACGCCTGCTCCAGGCGCTCGCGCACCAGGTCGACGTCCTGCTGGGTGAAGCCCGGGATCTTCGTGAGGACCAGGTCGACGGGGACACCCATCTGCGACAGCTTGAGGCCGGCGTCCACGGCTTGTGCCAGCGACCGATTGCCCTTGTCGGCCCACTGGACCTCGGCGTCCTGGATCTCGAAGCCGGTCTGGTCGCCGGATACCAGGGCGCACAGACGGAGGACCAACTCCCAGCTCTCACCGAAGGAATGACGGATCTCGTCGATCTTGCGCGTGAACGCGCTTTCGGCCGCCGCGAGGGCGTCGGCTGACAAGTTCGCCAGCTTCCCCGACAGGAGGTAGTGAGGCGGGGTCTCCGTGACCGCGCACATGTGCCTGGTCAGCAGCTCGATCGCGTCGAGGAAGTCCTTGGTGGGGGCGGAAGGCAGCTGCCCGAACTGGGTGTCGGGGTTCGGGCTGACCAGCATGGTGCTCGGGTCCAGGACCGGGGGGATGTAGGTGGGCTGTCCCTCGTCGTCGAGGATCGGCATGCCGTTCTCGTCCACCCGTTCGACGGGCGAGAGGCCCGTCGCCGTCCTGATGGCGAAGCCGGTGTAGTGCTGGGCGATCAGCAGCGACAGCCACATCTGGTTCAGCTTGTCCTGGTACCGGATGATGCCCTCGACCATGCCTTGAGAGCGGCCCATCAGGTCCAGCTTCGGGGTGAAGCGGACCACCGGGCAGACACCGAGACCGTGGGGGCGCTTGCCCTCGATCGTGTACTCCTTGCCGATGGTCAGGTCGTAGACGAACTTGTCGTCGAAGAACTTGCCGCGGGTCGGCTCCTTGTCGGAGTACACGTTGTTCTCGATGAACAGGGCGTACAGCGGGAAGGCATCGAAGATCGGGTCGTCGTATCCGGCGAACATGCGGATGGCCGGGTAGGTACGGATCTCTGGCATCTTCGGGTCGACGCCGGGGCGCTTCTTCGGGTCGGCCGGCGTCACCGTGACGTACGCCTGGCCCGACTCGATCGCGGAACGGTGGACAAGCCCTTGACGCTGGTCCATGCGGTTCGACTGCCAGAACGTCCACTCCGGTGGATTGCCCGTCACGTCAGGGCGCCGGTATCCCTCGACGGACAGCGCGTTCGACGGGGCATCCACCAGGAGCGGGATGATGTTGTGGAAGGAGCGTCGAACGAGTTCCTTGAACTCCGGGTTGGAACGTCTGGGGGTGTAGGGCGAAGCGTGCAGTCCGCGGACGTACTGATCGACGGTGTTGAGGCGTTTGAAGTCCTTCTCGATCATCTTGAGGGACTGTCGTATCCGCTCGTCGATGTCGGTGATGTTGATGGGGAGATTCGGGTCTAGCGCATCTGTCAAGTGCTACCTCCAGGTGATCAAAAACCTCCAATCACCTGGTACTGCGGTACAGGCTTAGGGGCTGTGTTCTTGCCGGACTCGACCAGGCGGCGCCTGGCGATGTAAGCGGCGAGGGTCGCCGCGTAGGCGTCGACTTTGTACTGGGAGTCCCGGCTGGCCTTGCCGAAGCCGATGCCGAACTTGTTGTGCCGCTTCTTCGCGTTCTCGACGTGACGCTTCAGGCCGAAGTGGCCGCTGTGCTTCACGAGGCCCTGCTCGACCGCGCCGACGAACGCCATGTTCGCGTCGGTGATCTCGCGTTGGTTGCCGCGCATGTCGTAGGCGACCGCGCTCTTGGCGGTGGATCGGATGGCGAGGCGCGGGCCGTACTGCTCGGACCACTGGTTGACCCAGGTCTCCCAGAAGGCGACGTCGCTGAAGAACGCCTGCACCTTGTAGTTCTGGAAGCACCAATCGACCATCCCGGAGACCTCTTCCTTGTCCACCTTCCAGACCTGGGCTTCCGGTCCGTCGGGCTTCTCCCAGATGGCGATGGGCTGGATGAAGGAGTCCCGCACGCGGATGGCCACCAAGGCTGTCGAGTCGTCGGCTTCGCCACCATCGAGACCCAAGGCGATTCGGTCGCCCCGGCGTAGCTCGCTCTCGATCTCACAGCGGCCCCAGGCCACCGGATCGATGAGCGAGTCTTCGCTCGCGGTCACGAGGTTGCAGTACTTCCGAAGGATCTCCTCGTACGTGATCACGCCGGAGTAGCACTGGTCGATGATCGCGTCGATGTCCGCCCAGTAGGCATCGCCGTAGGCCGCGGCGATGGCGGCCCGGAGCTCGTCCTCGTTCTCGATGTCGAAGTCAGGGTTGGCTGTCCGGGCCTCGTAGTAGAGGCCGGTCCGGCGCTGCTTGCCGTCCTGCTGTCGCTGCCACGCGACGTGGACGCGCTCCGCGACGCTGTCCTCTCCGACGATGTAGGCGTTGGTCGCCATCAAGATCCGGCCGCCTACCTTGGCGGCGTTGGCGGTCGCCGTGCCGAAGACGTTGTGGCCCCCGTTGGACTCGTTCCAGTGCCACGTCTCGTCGAAAAAAAGAGCCGATGGCCGGCCGCCTTCGGCGGAGCGGTACGAGGCGGTCTTCGCTTCCAGGATGGCGAACGTCCCGTCGGGGTGCCGGGCGTGGTAGCGCTCCTGGCCCGGGTCGATCGCGTACTTCGCGATGGCGTCGGGGTGGAACAACGAGTGCAAGGTCAACATCACGTTCTTCGTCTGGTCGATGTTGACGGCGAACAGCTGCACCCACGGCTCGTCGGCGTGCTTGCCGACCGCCCGGCCCTTGTCGTCGAAGTGTGAGAACTTCGCGGGCCCCAGGAACTCGACGGCGGCCAGCGTCGCGAAGTAGGGCCCCTTGCCGGTGCCCTTCGCCAACTGCAACGCGCCTTGCGTGTACACGAACTTGCCGTGCTCGTCGATCTCGTACCAGCGGAGGATCGTCCGTACCTGGGACGGGGTGTACTTCCAGTCCTCCCGGAAGTTCTCCCGAGCCCATCGGAGGATTCCCCAGCCGAGCGTGCGGTGTTCGCACGCCCGGTTCCCGAACGTCTTGCAAGGACCGCACTGGGGAACGTAGTCGTCCTTGATCGTGAGGACGGCGTCCACGTTCCTCCCTTGGGTAGTGCCGACCGTAGGGAGCGAACCCCTCTACAGGTAGAGGGTGCGTACCAGCGTCTCGGCTAGCTTCTTGGCGGCCTCGATGTTCTTGTCCAGGCTGCCCTGGTTCTTCACGGGGATGACGGCCTCCTCGTACACCGGTCCGAAGTTCTCGTTACGAAGAACCACCTGGGTCCCGTAGTCGAGCACGACGGCCGTCGCGACACGGATCTCGTTCTGCGGCTTGATGTACAGCTCCCACTTGCGGGCGAACACCGAGGTGTCCTGACGCCAGTCGAAGGTTCCGTCCCAGACCATGTGCCCTCCTAGACAGCTGCGGCGTACTCCTCCATCAACGCGGTGATCTCCGCGTCGATGTTCCGAGATTCGATCTTCGTGAGTTCCATCCGGGCGATCCGGCGGCTGGCCTCCGTGGCCAGGAGCAGCGTGCAGCCCTTGAGGATCACGTCCAGCAGGCGGCCGGACATCTTCAGGCCGGCGCCCAGGTAGCGGGTGATGACCTCCGCCATGAAGTAGGCGAACGCAACATCGCTGGCCTGGTAGAACACGGCCTGGCCGGAACGCTGAAGGCTCTCGTACCAAGCCGTCGCGAGGGGGTGCCAGTACTCCTCCGGCTCGTGCCAGCCGGCGCACGGCTGGGGCTCCGTCTCGATGCGGAGCCGGCGCCTGGTGGCCTCGGTCGCGAGGAATTCCTCCAGGCCCTTGATGACGGAGCCCACCATGTCGAGGCTCACCCGGTCCTCGTACCGGAGCAGTGAGGCGCTGGCCGACTCGATGACGATGCGGAGCGTCGCCCAGTCCGAAGGCTCGAAGTACAGGCTCACGGGGGAGTCGGAAAATCCGCGGTAGAGGAGTTGGGCTGCGGGATGCCAACTCGGGTCGAAGTTGTCCTCCCGGGCCGCGATGTTCTCGTACGTCTTCGGCGTGACCGTCAGGTCCACGGCCGCGTTCCGCCGGCGCCTCTCCTCGGCCCGCTTTGGGGCCGGGCCGTTGAACCCCTGCCGGGCCACGTCAGTCCTCCTCGTCGCAGGGTTCGACCGTGAACCGCTCACCAGACCACGTGGTCACGGTGCAGTGGAAGTCGTGGCACTGCTCGCAGTAGTCGTCGTCCCAGAACTCGTCAGCGCCGAGAGCGTCGCCGCTCGCGAACACATCGTCGTACTCGTCAACGAGCTCGTACGCCTGGCGCTGCTGGCGGGTCTCCGCCCGTAGCCGGCGGTCGGCCTTGTCTTCGAAAGCCCGTAGGGGCTTGGCCTTGCTCCTACTCATTGCTCACGCTCTCGTGGCTCTCTTTCGTGTCGTTGGGGATCGACGGGAACCCCCTGGGAGCGGAGCTACAACCAGGGGGCTCAACCGCAGCGTCACGCCCGGAGGGGCGGAGGAGCGAGCGAGTATCTGACGAATCCAATCCGGACCTCGCTCAAGAGCGGAGTTTCAATCTCCTCTCACTTATAAAGAGGGGCCGCAAACGAGTTTTCGCGGCATTCTCGGAATGTGGTACCGGTCACTTATCCAACGCGCCGGGTCGGCGCCCACGACCAGGGCCCAGGCTGTGGCTCAGGCGGGCCCTTTTGCGACCCTCCGCGGCCTCCAGCGCGGTCTTCCGGTTGTGGTGGAAGAAGCAGAGCACCTGGAGGTTGTCCAGGCGGTTGGAGCCGCCCTGGGACACCGGGGTGATGTGGTCGACCACCGAACCCTCCGCGAGGCAAGGAAGGCCGGTGTCGTATCGGGTGTGCTGGCACAGGCCGGAGTCACGCCGCCAGGCCGCCGGCCGAAGGCGTGACCAGTTGCCGCGGTAGGCCGAGCTGGTGGACGAGGACCACCCGGAGGTGGGCGGAGTCCACGGCATCGCACCTCCGGAGGTTAGTTAGATATGTAGGTAGTTTGGAGAGGGGCCTTCGAAGGCCCCCGTAGAAAATAGAGGCAGCCCTTTAGGGGGCTGCCAGAGATCTAATTGCAAGACCTAGAGCCGCCTTTTGGGCGGCCTGCTGAGAACTGCCTGAGCGTTCGGTCGTTCGCTTCGCTCACTCCCTCACTTAGATAGAGGTGCCGCGCGAACCAGGTCCGCGGCACGGTTAACCAAAGAGTGGGCCAGCTCACATGTATAGCCATGCGTTCGCAAGGAACGTGACCTGTCGATTCGGCGGCGCCACTGCCGGCACTTCTTGAGCGTGACCTGCGGTGATCAGGTGGAGGCGGGATGGAGGGCGCTGGCGGGGGAGCAGGGGGCGCGCGGCTTGCGAGCACAGAGTGAGATCGGGTCACTCTCTGCACTTCCGGACCCGTACAGGTTGGGAGGCGCTATGACGCATCGGTCAGGGGGTTTAGGTCACCCGAGGCACCCCCCTCCCATCCCTCTCTTCTTTTCTCTTTGAATTTTTCTGCCCTTAATTGTTGCAATGATGAAATGTTTTCGTTTTGAACTTTTCGACTTGAAATTGATTGATCAACATTCAATCGACGAAAAGAATCGCAATGCAATGCATCGCATATCCGTGCGTGCCACCCATGACCGTGCGCCTGCGTGTGCATATGTGCTGCGCTCGTGTGTGTCCCTGTGTGTAGGCGTGTCGATGTGGTCCGTCAGTACCCCCACCGATCGCGCCCCCTCGTTCGCCTGAGCGCCACGCCCTACGCGCTGCGCACGTGCGGCCCGTCGACAGAGAGGAGCCGTGCGCACGTGCACGCGCGCACGCGGCGCCCACCGCACTACACGTGATGCCGTACTCGGCAGCGGACGCCGGTACGGCGTGCCCAGCGCAGCAACACGCTTGTCATCCACATGTGTGATCCAGGTAACAACTTAGGTGGTGCATGGTGTCTGACCTGCGGGTTTGTAGACGCGCCTGCTCGACACAGGTACCCCCCACCCCTATGTCTGGACCTCTGGCGACTTGTCATCCACACACCGCCGTGCGTAATGTTCTCGGTGTCAGCAGGACACGACGACAGCCGCAGGAAGCGGCCGAGTGGCCAACGCAGACACGGCGCATGACTAGTGCGCATACAAGGACGGAAACGCGTCAGAAGCGACCGCCCACCACTGACCCCGGCTCACGATCCGGAGGCGGTGGCGGTATCGGACCGACCACGCCCGTGGGTTCCCGGAAAGCCCTGTCAACCGGTGTAGCGCACTAGTAAGTGCCGCTTAGCAACTCTGTTCGCTGGCAAATCCACTCGGGAATTGTCGGCGTTCAAAGTCGCTAAGCGACTTGACATCCACACAACATCATCTAGTAACGTGATGTTGAAACAACGCGGCGACGGAACATCTCGTGAACTGTGAAATCTGCTCCATGTGGAACGACATGGAGGGAAACCCGATCCTCAAGCAAGCCCGATACGTCGGGGCTTGGGGCAACGGAAAGCCTGTCCATCTCTGCCGGAGCTGCAAGGGCTCAGGTGCGGGATGGGGTAACGGAACCCCGGTTCCCGTCGACGACTACTACCAGGAGACTCGCATGCCGGCCCGAGGTGTATCTCTCGTGAAGTTGACCAAGCCTGTGGTTCCTCAGCCGACGGAATCGGCACTCGCGCTCCGCCGACTGCGGAACCAGGTCAACTACGGCCTGGTAAGGAACGATACGCAGGCCCTGCGTGCGGCCTTCGCGCTCTCGGTGGCATCCTCACTTGACATCCACACACTCGGGGGCGTTTCATGAGCGTGAGGCGGAGGATCGTCGCGGGGGTCAGTGTCGCAGCGCTAGCGCTGGGGCTGTCCGGGTCCGCAGAAGCGGCGCAGGCCGATGGTCAGGGTGACGTCAACGCGATAGTCGTAGAGGTCGTGAACGAGTCCCTGGTTGGAGCCTTCGACAAGATCGGCTACGCGGTCTGGCGATCCTGTGGAGATGGTCACGATGTGTGCTCGGCCATGCTTCGTGAGGTCAACTCGATGGGGTTGAACTATGGGGGTGCTGAGTACCCGATCGCCTTCTATGAGGACGGCTCGTGGTCCATCGGGGGCTGAAGCGTCAGGGATTGGGCTGCCCCTTCTTGCAGCCTCATGACTTTACATCCACACAGTAGACTGGAGTGAACCGACATGCTGACGCTTGAGCACATCGCGATAGAGACCGTGACGCGGGGTGGCTTCACGTGGGCTCGCGGCAAGAGCAACCCGACTTCGGGTTACGTGGTGGCGAAGCCTGAATACGGCCGACAGGTCTTCGGCTGGGATGGCTCGTCAGGCGTGATCGCTGCCTACGTGGCCGAGCACCTACTGACGGTGGCTGCCAGCGAACGTACCTGGTACGGGACTTGGGTCTCCGGGGATGTGCTCTACCTGGACCTGGTGGAGATCGTCGAGGATCGGGGCGAGGCGATCCGCCTGGGCCGAGAGCGCAACGAGTTGGCCATTTACGACGCAGGCACGGGCTCCGAGATTCCGCTGGCCTGAGACTTTACATCCACACAATAGGAGGACTCTGTGATCACACAGGAGAACGTGTCGGCGGAGCTGGTGGACAAGCTCAAGACCGTGCTCGATCTGCACTCGGCCAAGTTCCACGGTTGGGAGGACGACATCTACGTGGACGCCGAGTTCCCCGACGTGCACTCGGCTGCGACCTTCGCGGACTGTAGCGGGTTCGCCAACCACACGACCATGCGGCAGTCATGGGATGACGGCTCGGCGAAGTCCTTCATCGAGCTGGGCAAGCCAGTCGTCATCACGTTCCCGATGTGGACCTTCGCCAACTACCTGGAGATCTGACGATCTTTGATCGGACACCCGCACTCCGGGTGTCCGGTCATGGACTGCCAGTCCAATCCCAACACAACCAAACGACAAGGGATGAACCATGCCTTACGCCAGTGAAGTTGAGTGCGTCAACTCTGTGTTCCTGTGCTCGCAACCCGAGTGCGACGGGGTAATGGAGGCAGACGCCAAGGGATGGCTGAACCTGGAGCGCGGTGTGGACGGCAAGCCGGTCCTCTCGATCTTCGGATTCTCCGAGGCGGACTACGGAGTGCACTGCTCGGAGTGCGGTGCGAGCGGGGACGACGACCTGGAGCACGCGGTGGGCTCTCTCCTGGTCGGCTCGGGCGGCAAGGACTGGTTCCGTGGCTGAGTACCGGGTGTGGCTGACCGAGACGGTGACCTACGAGGTCCAGGTGGAGGCCGACGACCGCGAGGAGGCAGAAGAGCTCGCCACTGAGGAGTTGTGCGGCGCTGAACAGCTCGCCGCGTACTTCGACGACTCGACTGGGTTCGAGGTCACTAACAGCGTAAGAATCAAGAGCAAGGCGAAGGAACTCGTTGCGGCATGAGGATCAAAATCATGAACCTGTGGGAGGTCAAGGCCGAGCCTGGCACTCCGGAGTGGAGGCAGGGCTACGAGGAATCTCGGACCAACCTGAAAGCCTGGATTGAGCCCCCGCAGACCTCGTACGACCTGGTGGCCGACACCATGCGCTGGGAGTACTGGTCAGCCCACAGCGGCACTGACCGGGCGACAGTGGCGAACGCGGCGAATGCGCTGTGCCGCCTTTTCAGCAGCGCGGCCAAGGAGTTTGGGGAACGGGAGTCGATCCGGTTCATGTGCCGGGCGTATGACTGCTTCCAGTGCGAATACGAAGGGCGTCACGTCTGCATCGAGCAGTGGGAGGCCGAGCAGCGCGAGGACCGGGAGCTGGCTCATGCGGCTTAACGAGTGGACGGGCATGGTCGAGTGCTCCGGCTGTGGGATGGACCTCGCGGCCTATCCGTGCGACTACGACGCGGGGCCTGCCGACGATGTGTACTGCGGGCACTGCGAGAACGAGAACCACGTGTGTGAGCTGCCGAACGAACTGGCTCACCTGCTGCACCAGGCTAAGGGCTGGTACGTGTCTCGTGAGTGGGCTCGCGAGGGCCTGGAGGGCGACTCGTGGGACCGGAGGACCGGCGAGTTCGAAGAGAACGCGGCATCACTTCTCGAACGCATCGCGGAGTATGCCAACAAGTAGGGATTAAGGTCCCGCCGGCCGGGGGTGGAGTGTGCCCACCGCGGGGCCGTCAACGATCAGAGGAGTAGTGCGGTGGGAGCCATGAAGACGATCGCATCCTTCGCCGAGGAGTACGGGTTCGACGCCGATGACGTGAAGGACTTCGCGGCGGAGTGGATTCCGGTGGTGGACACCGACTGGCCGCTGTGGGGGGTGTTGAACTCATACCGGGTGATGGAGGAGAACGACATCCACGAGGCGGATACCGAGGCGTTCATGGATTACCTGGCCATCTGCTCGTGGGATGTTGAGGAGGCCGGGAGGCAGTTCACGGACGCCTATCACGGCAAGTGGGAATCCCTGGAGGAGTACGCCCAGCAGACGACCGAAGAGAGCGGGTTCATGCCGCTCTTGGCTGAAGCAGGTCGGTGTGTCTGGCTCACGTGGAAGGACGTACGGAGGTTCTGCCGCGAGAACGACCTGAAGGAGCCGGAGGTCGATCTGGCGACCTGGGAGTGCAACTACACCATCAGCGGAAACGGGCACGTCTTCGTATCCGTCTGACTTGGCATCCACATACAGGAAAGGTCTCGCGCCACCAGGACGGCGAACAGGCCGAGGGCCTGGCCTACGGGGGCGAGAGGGAGGGACAGAACGCGTGACAGGAGAGCCGATCTCCTACGACGGACAAGTCATCAAGGCCGGAGAGGTGTTCCACCCCTTCGAGGACTACGAGGTGACCTACCTCGGAATCAAGGACAACTGGCTGTACCTGCGTGACAGCCACGGGATCTTCGTGAAAGCAGTCAAGGAAGCATGAGCGATAGGCATGTCTGGGAGGTCGTCGTCCCAGATGAGGACGGGCAGGAATACCTCTACCAGATGGACGCACACCCGATCCTGAAGGAGCGCACGATCGCCCTTCAGATATGGGTCTGGCACTGCCAGAACGGTGGTGACGCCAACCCGACGAAGGTCCGCGCCACGCGTGTTGGGGTCGAGGGCGCGTGAACGATCCGGTTTACGTGTTCATCGCGAGCCGTAGGACGACGCCGCCGCGAACGAGGGTCCTGTGGCAGGTCGAGAGGAGCGACGCAAAGCGTCTGTGCTCCGACCGCCGCACCGCGACGAGCAACCACATGTTGTGTTGGACGGCCCGGCCGGGAGTGCCGGAGGAGGACTGGACATGGGTCGAGGACAACGGGATGTACGACCAGGTGCTGAGGGAGCTCGGCATCGAGACGAACGAGAGGACGATGGCGTGACCGAGGTTGTGATCGAGGAGGGCCAGGACGTGGACGCCGGAACCTTCCGCGAGTTCTGGGTGCACGTAGACCGCAGCGGGCTGAGGAGCACGCTCTCCGTCGAGCAGGCCGGCGCGCACGTTCACGTGAAGTGGTACGTGGACGGCACGTACTCGGGGCCGAGCATCGAGGCCGAGTTCGGCATGGATCTGACGGATGAGGAAGCGGGCCGTTTGGTGGCCGCAGTTGAGAGGGCCAGGGAGGCTGTACGTGCTCACGCTTGAACGGGTCGAGGAGCTGGTCAACTCGGGTGCGGACATCGTCCTGGACGAGCTGGACTTGGGTGACAGGGATAGGGACCTGTTGGGCCTGGCGGTCGTCTCAATGATCCATCTCCTCCGCGAGGACAAGAACGGTGCGGAGCTGGACGACGTGATCCGGTGCCACTACGACGACACCCCGCAAGAGGTCCGTGGCTGGTGGGACTGGTGACGGAGCGCATCACAGAGTTCGAACGGATCTGCGCGGAGCAGAGAGAGCACCTGGGGCAGTGCGAGGAGTGCGACAGCAGTGCGGGAGCAATGTGCTCCGTGGTGAACGGGCAGCTCGATGCCCTGGCGAATCTCATCCGGGCCTTCACGGATGAGGAGTACAAGGCGGCCTTCGGAAGGGGGCGGCGCCCGTGAAGGGCCGCCCGCCGCACCCGAGGCGTATCCGCCACGGGGTGCCGGTGAAGTTCAAGAGCTTCCGCCATGTCTTCGACGGGGTGGTCGTCGGGGCCGTGTACTCGGACAACCCCATGAAGAAGGGCCACATTACGGCCGTGGTGATCGAGCCCAAGAGGTATGGGCTGCCACGCCAGACCTACGCGGAGGTGTGCCGGGACCTGGAGGTCATTCCGCTGGAGAACGTACGGATACGGAGGGGATGAGGTGGGCGAGCCGGTGAGCCGCTGCGACAAGTGCCAGGCGGCGATCAGTTCGGAGTTCGAGCGGCACAGCTTCGACTGCGTGCCGTGGTTCTCGGAAGCAGCGGAGTACGAGGGCCTAGAGGCCGGTGACGTGCTCAACGTAGCGGTGACGGAGAAGGGGGCGTGGTTCCGGGCCGTGGTGCGCAGGACGCACCCGGCCGGCGCCCTCGTGGATGTCGAGGGCTCTGTGATCACCAACGGAGATCCCGAGTTGGTGGTTGCGGACTGGTCCCAGTACGTGACGCAGAAGAGCAGGACCGGAGAGGACGTTTGGTACCGATGAAGATCGAGAATCTGACGGTGGGCGACCGCATCAAGGTCACGGGACACGACACCCGGGGCTGGAACGTGACCCGCGAGGGGTACCTCGTCGCGGAGCCCCAGCAGGTGAAGGCGCAGTGGAACCTGAAGCGGGTGCCTGCCGTACGGCTGCACGTGGACGAGGACCCCGCCGCGGCCCCGACGCGACAGAACTTCGTGACGGTCCTTCCGGACACCGAGGTCGAGGAGCTGGACGCGTGAGCGAGTACACCGAGGGAGATCGTGTGCATCTTCGGAACATGGCCGGCGGCGTCATGTTCAACGAGAAGGGTCACCCCATCGACTTCCGCGTGGTGAAGGTCATCGAGTGGGAGAACGGCAGTCACAACTTTGTGCTGCGCACCAACGACAGGAACGCCGAGCGCATGTACGGCGGAAGTATCGGGTTCCCGGCGCGGACCCTCAAGCGAGCGGAGTAGGGCGACATGAGGAATCACACCGCGTTCGCGGCCTGGGTCGAAAAGGCGGCGGTCAAGGCCGGGTTCGACGTGGACATACCGAAGTCGGGAGCGATCAAGGATCTCGGCGCTGCCATCGGTACGGCTCACACCACTGTTTGGCGTGTGCTGGCCGGTGAGCGGGTGCCTGCCTACCGGTTCTGGCCGGCCTGGGCCGAGGCTCTGGAGGTGCCCACGGAGTCCTTCCGCCTGGAGGCCCGGAAGGCCCTGCTCGGCGAGGAGCGTTCCTGATGGGCAAGGGCGGCACCAAGAGCGAAGTGCAACACTTCCAGACGCTCGACGACGGTCGGGTGGGCTGCTGGATCTGGAACTGCGGAGCACCAGCCACCCGGTGGATGGACCTGGAGAGGTACGGGATTCGGCGCTGGCTCGCCACGGCCTACTGCGACGACCACGGGCAATGGGAGCTGGACCGTGAGGACCCCACGGCGATGACGAGGGAGCGCAAGATCCGGTGATCCTCTGCACCAAAGCCCAGGGGATACGCGACAGCTTGCGCAAGGGCTGGGCGGTCGACCAGGAGCGGTACGACAGGACGGGCGACCCCAAGTTTAAAGCGGCACTGACCATCGACAAGCGGTGGGTTGCGCGCAAGATCCACAACCACATGAACGGTTGCATCGAGTGCGGAAGGTAGCGCGGTGAATCTCGATCACGGCAAAAGGTTCGTGTACTTCGACCTCGTACTTCAGAAGGAGGCGACGGGATTCTTCATCGAGTCGGCGTTCAGCACCCTCTACGGAGAGTTGTGCGCGGTCTTCCGGCAGAGCCTTGGGCCCGAGGCCAACGACCGTACAGTCGTCCCGCACTCCTCGATCAAGTACATCCGTGAGGCTGAGCAGGAGCAGCCAAGGCCGTACGAACTCACCGACAGGCAGCTCGGTGACGTGTTCTCCGGGCTGGTCCAGTTGAGGTTGCAGGCGAACCGCCAAGGCGAATCCGACCGGGCAGCCGAACTCAACGCCCTGCACGCGGAACTGATGGCTCAATACATCGAGCGCATCGCTCCATAACCGGGTGTCGGCACCGAGGCCGGCCGGGGTGGGGGGCGGATTCCGGGTCCGCCCCACTCCGGATGATTTGACATCCACACAGTCGATACGTAATTTGAGGACTGAGAGCAGGTAATGAAAATTGAATGTATGGCTCGGTGCAGTTGTCGTGGTGACGCCGGCATGCGCGGCGGCCGGGCGGAAATTCGTTCGGAGCGGTGTGCCGGTCGAGACGACCGTGAGGGCGCTCGGCGTAACGCTGGCTTTCTCGATCCTGGCATTCGTTTCGTCGCCTCTTGTGGGGGCGGTGCTCGCGATGCTGATTCTCGGATGGGCCCTGACCAGGGGGTAACCGCTGGTAGGGCCTCGCGGGGAGAGGGTCTCACTTGACAACCACACACGGCGAAACTTACGATCACCGACATGGGTAAGAGTGTGGAGGAGAAGCGCGAGGCGCTTTTCGAGAAGCTGAAGGACAAGGGAGTGTCCTCGGAAAGGCGACGGCATCTCCGACGGGTCGCCGAAGAAGGTGCAAGCCCGGAAGCGATTAGGCGGCTGCGCACCGACATGAAGAAGGAGATGTCCGTCCAGGACATCGCCGACCTCTACGGCATCACCCGGCAAGGCGTCTACCACCACATCAAGGGGGACGCGAGCCAGCTCGATCAGGGTGACCGCTCCAATCTCAAGGAGCTCCGGCCGTTCGCAGTGCCGGCACATCAGCAGCAGTGCTCGCTGTACAACTACATCACCGCCCATATGAAGTTTGCGCTGAATCCGGACCCGTCGAGCTTCACGGCTGTCCGGTGGCGGGAGCTGCGTAACTGGTGGGCGACGCTCGACGAGAGCGAGATCATCGTTCATGACCCCGCGCAGCCCGGTAACGACTTGGCACAGTGCGGCGGGTGGCGCCTGGAGGCCCGGGTGCCGGCCGACGGCGACCTGATCGTCCGTCCGCACGAGAAGCCGACCCCGCAGCAGCGGAAGGTGTTCACCCGCAAGGTGATCGACGAAGCGCTGAAGCGGGCCGCCGAGTAATACACAGCAAGCTGAGGAAGGGCCCCCAACGGGGCCCTTCCTTCCCTCGCACACTTGACATCCACACGTTTTGGAGAGCACTTGAGCGTCACCATGGAGGAGCGGGCCGAGGCGTACAGGACGAAGCCGCGGTCCGTCTCACAGACGAAGCAGTACGAGCAGTGTCCGCATGCCTACTTCCTCACGAGAATCGCCAGGGAAGCGGAGTTGCAGGCGGCCTGGCTGGCCCAGGGGGTCGCGGTCCACTCCGCTGCCGAGGCGTGGGAGAAGAGCGGCCGGCAGATGGCGCTCGACGATGCCCAGGCCGTGTTCGGCCGGGTCTACACGCGGATGGCGAATGAGGCCCTGGAGGCCGAGCCCGACGAGGAGGGGTGGCAGGCCAGTGGCCCGTACCCGGGCTTCACTGACCTTGAGCGGCGCTGGTCACTTGGAAGGGAGCAGGTGGAGAGCTATGTGAGCTGGTACAGGGCGCATCCCGACGAAACGATCTGGAAGTCAGCCGACGGCGTGCCCGCGATCGAGCAGCGATTCGATGTCACGCTGGACGGCGTGCATGTCATCGGATTCATCGACCAGGTGATCGAGCACCCCAAGCACGGGCCTCTGGTCCGGGACATCAAGACCGGACAGATCCCCGCGATGAACGACACCTTCCAGCTCGACACGTACGGGCTGGCCCTCCAAGAGCAGTACGGACTCGAATGCGCTGCTGGCGACTACTGGTCCGGGAAGACCGGGCGCCCGAGCCGCGTGCGGCGACTGGGTTCCGCAGCTGAGGTCGTCGACCGCTTCAAGGCGATGGACGAAGGCGTCAAGGCGGGGGACTTCTCCCCCTCGCCGGCCCCCGAGATTTGCCAGCGATGCCCTGTACGCCGTTCGTGCCGGTACGACGCGTCCTAGCAGAAGCGTTCGAGCGAGACCCGTTCGTCTTCACTGAGTCGGCGAGGCCGGCCCATTGCGGAGTCGAAGGCAACCATCTGTGTGGTCGCCGTCACGAAGACGGTGTCTGCGTCGCGGATCTCGCAGGAGAGCTTGAAGCTCACCGGGCGGATCTCGACCACCGACATCACGACGGACACGGGTTCGGCGCGGTAGACCAGAGGGCGAGTGAACTTGATCGTCTGTTCCGACACGACGAAGTTACTGGTCAGGCGATCCTGGGGGTCGTCAGGTACCAGGTCGGCGAATGCGTTCATCCGCGCTTCTTCCAGGTACCGAGCGTAGATCGCGTTGTTGACGTGCCCGTTCGCGTCCATGTCGGACCAGCGGACAGGGCACTGGTAGGTGTAGGTCACGGGAGGTTCCTTGCGCAGCTTTAGATGTTGCCGGGTGGGACGAGGAAGCCGAGCGGGCTTTCCTTCTCGTGCGGCCAGGTCAACAGGACCAGGCGGAGGTTGTCGAAACGTGCAGGTACGAAGACCTGCGAGATGAGGTCGATCTCCTGCTCAAAACGAGGAATTCGCAGCCGGAAATGATGACCATCCCGATTGGCGACAACGGTCGTGTCCTCGTCCCAGTAGCTACGCACGAGTGGATCTTCGAGCGCCTTCGCGAGGATCTTCGGGAGTACGCTTCCAGGCCGCTTGCGAGCCATCTCCAGACGGATCATGCTCAGGTACACGCGTGCGTGACTGTCCCAGCTCACCATCTGCTCGCGGGACTCATGACCGATGAGGCCCCAGTGCATGAGGTTGGCGCCGTCCTCGCGCACCCAGGGGAACCACTGCCCCATCGCGCGGTTGTAGGCGACGATGTTCCAGTCGGCGTCGGAGACGTAGGCAGGCCGCGGGTGCTGCTGATCGAGCACGAGCTGAATCGCCCTGTGTTCAGGGGAGTTGTAGTCGTGCGCGGCCGTCACACCGGCCGGCGGATTGCAGCCCACCGTGTACAGGAAGAGCGTCAGGCGCTGGTCGGGTTCCAGTAGGAGCGCGTCCGCAAGGCGCTCCATGGCGTCCCGGTCCGGTCGGGGCAGGAAGCCCTTTTCCAGGTCCCGGTACCACCGGTCACTCATGCCGCACCGCACGGCGACGGTCGCCTGGGACATGGGGCGCTTCTGCCCCATCTTGACGCCGGCCGCACCTCGCCAGGCCCGCAGAAACCGCGGAAGACCTGACATCTCATCGCCCTGTTCGGAACCACCCTGCGGAACCGACGGGGCGAATGCCTCGTTCACCACTTTCTTCCCTTTCGAAAAAGCTCGCACAAACGTACGGCAGGCAAGAGATGATCGCAAAGGCGGGATCTGGTGCAGGTAAAGCAGGGTTAAAACTAGACGGCTGTGTGACTCGGAAGGTTGCTTCCGGAAGGCTCGTTCCGGAAACCGGGTTCCGCATCCCCATGGTCAATACTGGTCTAGACCTAGCCGCGGGGGGCTCAACTGCCCTGTCGTGGCCCGAGGTTTCAGCGCGTCGTGGGCGCGCCTATCAAATCGGACACATCTCGCATTGTGGATGTTCTGTCTCAAGGGATGACATGATTGCCAATTTTGTGCACTCGATCACACCAGGCATGATCGCGGCCGTCGATACCGTCGCAGCGGCGGCCATTGCCTGGGCGAAGTGCCCCAACGCGGAGGCGACCGTGACTCACGGAGCCATGGACGCCGAGCATGCTCGACTGCTCGTGACCTTGCAGGCGGACATGGACGACAGGATCGCCGAAGTGATGCAGGGTATCGCGGAGCTGAACGGGCAGCTCGCGGAGCTGCGCCAAGCCGCAGCGGCCCGGGTCGCATGAAGCCGTCGACAGCAGCAGGAGGAAAACCTTGTACACCCTGACGCAATCCCTCCGGGCCAAGGGCGACGCGGGTGATCCGCTCCCGCCGGCCTTCCGGAGCATGGACAGGGCCGGCACCCGGTTCATCCGCGGCCAGCTCTCCCTGACCGTGGCCGGCGGTGGTACTGGCAAGTCGGCCTTCACCCTCAGTCGAGTCCTCAAGGCCGAGACGCCAATCCCCACGATCTATTTCTCCGCTGACTCGTCGGCGGACATCCAGCTCGGCCGAGCCATCAGCATCCTGACCGAGGTCGACATGGCGGAGTCCATGGCGGCCGTGCGCCGCAACGACATCACGCGCTACGCGTCTGTGCTCGACGGGCATCCGATCCGCTTCGACTACGCGGCCTCGCCCACGATCGACGACATCGAGGACACGGTCTCGGCCTGGTATGAGCTGTACGGGGAGGACGCCCACATGGTGGTCCTCGACAACATCACCAACATCAGGGGCGGCACCTCGGCGAACGACGAGGACCCCTTCGGTGGGCTGGAAAGCCTGATGGACTGGGCCAACAGCATGGCCCGGGAGACGGGCGCCCACGTCGCCGGCCTGCACCACACCACAGGCCCTCACAACGACGGCCAGAGCCCGATTCCGATGTCCGGGGTCAAAGGGCAGATCACGCGGGTTCCCGCACTCGTGCTGACCCTGCATAAGCCTGAAGACGGCGTGCTCGCCGTGAGCACCGTGAAGAACCGCGCCGGCCGGTCGGACGCCAGCGGCCAGACGTTCGTCCGTCTTGGTTTCGACGGCAACGCGATGCAGATCACCGACGACACGTTCTCGACCATCGCGTACTGAGGGAGGGGCATGACCGACTGCAAGAAGGGATTCAAGAGGTGCGAGAAGTGTCAGCTGTGCCGGGCCGCGAGGTTCTACACCGGTGCCCGGGGCCGCATCTGCACCACCTGCCAGCGCAAGGCGCGCTCCAGGTCCTCGCACGCCTCACGCGTGCAGGCCACGTACGGTTTGCAGCCCGGAGAGTACGACGAGCTGTTTCGCCTCCAGGGCGGCGTCTGCGCCATCTGCCGACAGTCACGCACCGCGCGTCTCGACGTCGACCACTGCCACAGGACAGGTGTCGTCCGCGGCCTGTGCTGCGCCAGGTGCAACCGACAGCTCCTCGCGAAGGGGCTGCGCGATGATCCAGAGATCGCCCGCAACGCGGCCGAGTACCTGGAAGATCCCCCTGCTGTCCGCCTGATCGGGCAGCGATTTTTTCGCCCGTCGACTTGACATCCACACGAACAGGAAGGCAGCATGACGATGAAGGCAACACCGCGAGCCAGCTTCATGGTTGGCGTCTCCTCCACCCTCTCCGACGAGAAGGCCGACGAGATCGCGAAGGTCATCAAGGCCCTGGTGAAGGGCATGACCGATTCCCCGGTGAAGATCACCTTCTCCCGCCACTTCGCGTACGAGGACGGCGAGCCCCAGGGCCCGTTCTCGACGCTTTCCTACTGACCAGTGCTTGACATCCACACGCCAGGAGCGACATGAACGACGACGTGCAGGGGCCCTCCCGTACAGGTAAGAGCCAGCGAATCGACCGCATCTCGCCCGGCACCCTTGACCCGACGTGGACCCTGATGAGCCAGTCCCACCGGAAGTTTCCGGTCACGGTTAGTTATTTTGGTAGTTTGCGTGAGCCGCTTCAGCGCCCCGCGCGATGACATCGAGCCCGGCCCCATCCGTGAAGTGCTGCGCATCTACTACCCGCACTGGGACCCGCCCGAGTACCGGCCAGGCTGGGTGAAATGCCTCTGCCCCTCGCACGACGAGGACACCCCGTCCGCGAGCGTCAACTACGACCTGGGCTGCGCGAACTGCCAGGCGTGCGACTTCAGGGGAACCGCCTACTCGATCATCATGAGAGAAGAAGGATGTACGTTCAGTGAGGCTCAGCGACGAGCGGAAGAAGCTGCTCTGGGGAGCGGCGAAGACCTTCCGCGAGGAATTCGAAGGGTCGCCGGCCGAAGAGTATTTGGTGGGACACCGCTGTCTGGACCAGGAGACGGCCGAACGTTTCAGTCTCGGGTACGTCGGCGATTCGGCGCCTAGCGGCTTCGAGCAGTATCGGGGAACCATAGCCGTCCCCTACCTGCGGCGGGGAGCGCTCGGGGACTGGAGCGTGGTCGCACTGCGCTTCCGCTGCGTCCGTCCCGAATGTGTCCGCGACGCGACCGGCGCCTTCCTCGACGAGGAGACGCACACCGGCCACGGCAAGATGCAATCGATGGCCGGGGACACTCACCGCATCTACAACACGCTCGCCCTCCAGCAGGAGTCCGACGAGATAGCCGTATGCGAGGGGGAACCGGACACCTGGACGGCCGCGATGTGCGGGCTTCCCGCGGTCGGCATCCAGGGCGTCAAGGGATGGAAGAGCCACTTCGACAAGCTCTTCGTCGGCTACCGGCGTGTCTGGGTCCTCGCGGACGGCGACGAGGCCGGCCGGGAGTTCGCCGAGACTGTCGCCCGCCGGCTCCCCTCCGGCCTGGTGGTGCCCTTCGGCCCCGGCCTGGACGTGAACAAGACCTACAAGAACCACGGCCGCGAGGCCGTACTGAACAAGGTGGGCAAGGGATGAAGGACGACAACGGCACGCCGCTCACACGGTCGCAGGAGATCATGAAACTCGCCTTCCAGGACCAGGAAGAGCACATCGCGAAGCGTCGAGAGCGATGGGCTCCCGCATGGCAGAGCGCTCTCGAAGCGGCCCAGGACTTGACATCCACATACGCCGATGACGGGGTGAGCCGCCCGGCCCACTACACCAGCCACCCGAGCGGCATCGAGGCCATCGAGATCACCCGCCACCACGACTTCCTGACCGGCAACGTCCTGAAGTACGTGCTCAGGGCCCCGTACAAGGGCTCCGAGGTGCAGGACCTGAAGAAGGCCGCCCAGTACCTGACGTGGGCCATCACCAAGGCCGAGAGCAAGGAGAGCAAGTGAAGCGGATCGTCGTCATCTCCGACACCCAGATGCCCTACGAAGACACCCGGGCACTGCGCAACGTCATCAGGTTCATCGGGGAGTACGCCCCGGACGCGGTGATCCAGATCGGGGACCTGATGGACTTCCCCGAGCCGAGCCGCTGGAACTCGGGCACCAAAACCGAGTTCCAGACCAACGTCCTGCGGGACGCCGAGTACGCCAAGGCGAAGTTCCTCACCCCGCTGCGTGAGGTCTACGACGGACCCCTAGGAGTGCTCGAAGGGAACCACGACCTACGGCCGCGGACCTACCTCGCGAGGAACGCGCCGGCCCTCGCAGACGCCAAGTACTTCGACCTGGACCAGCTCCTCGACTTCGAGGAGTACCGCGTCGAGCTGCTGCCCGCCTACTACCCGATCGCTCCCGGCTGGGTCGCGGTCCACGGACACGAAAGCAAGGGCATGAGCCAAATTCCGGGACGCACAGCCGCCAGCAAGGCGATCAAGGCAGGCAGGTCACTGGTCATGGGGCACACGCACAAGCTCGCCATCTGCCCCAACTCGACGGGCTTCGCGGGCAAGTTCAAGGTCACCTACGGCTTCGAAGTCGGACACCTCATGGACGCGCGGAAGGCCGGATACCTCCAGGGGGGTCCGGCGAACTGGCAGCGCGGCTTCGGGCTTCTCTACGCAGGCCAGTGCAACGCCACACCGCACGCCATCCCGGTCGAAGACGACGGGAGTTTCGTGGTCGAGGGCCAGCGGTACGGCGCACTGCCCCGCAACGACAGGGGCCACTTCGTCAAGGCCGTCTAGCCGGCCCCGCACGTCCGCGATTTTACATCCACACAAGAAGGGCCCTTCATGACGCACGTCGAGATCACCGCCGACGAGTGGGACAAGCTCTACATCGCCGCCACCAAGGCCGGCGGGATCGTCGCCAAGAAGTATCCCGGCACAGTCGAGGCCGACGACCTGGCCCAAGGCGTGATGGAGCGCTTCATCGACTGCGAGAACGCCGCCCGCAAGCTCCTGGACTCCGGAGACATCGGTGGGGACCGCACCATCTTTAAGGCCCTGCTGATCATGGCCAACCAGGTGGCGAGCGCGGAGATCAACCGTCACCGCCAGTTCCACGGAAACTTCTCCTACACCACCGACCACGTCCGCAAGCTGCTCGCCTCCGGCCTGCTCATCAAGGCCGACGAGGGCAACCTGTTCGCGGCCCAGATCAACTCCCTCGTCACAGGCCGGAGGTCGAAGAAAGACTTCGTCACCCGCGTCAACGTGGACGACAAGATCGACTTGGAGCGCGGTTTCACCCAGCTCACCCGGGGCCAGCGCGACGTCATCGTGCGCCGGTACGTGGACGGCGCCACCCTCAACAACGTCGAGCGCCGCGACCTGACCCGCGCGGTGGAGGCCCTGACCATCCGCATGAACGGCAGTGCAGCGCTGCACAAGTCCGCCCACGACGGACCCGGCTCCCGTCGGGCCCTGACCAACGCCTCCGCCCGTGTGATCACCGGCACCGGCTATGACGGCTGACGGCTGGCTCACCCCCTGGGGCGACCTCAAAGACCCTGACGACTACGAGTACCGGCAAGACACCCAGAAGGAAGAGGACCCGCATGAAGTTCACGCAGACCGGCCACGACGTCTACCGGCGCACCTACGCCCGCCCGCTCCCGGACGGCGCCCTTGAAGACTGGTCCCAGACCGTCGAACGCGTCGTACGCGGCAACACCGAGCTGGTCGACGAACGCTTCATCGAACCCGGCGAAGCCGAGACCCTGACCCAGATGCTCACCGAGCTGGAGATCATTCCGGCTGGCCGGCACCTGTGGGCGAGCGGCGTCCCGGGCCGCCAGTTCCTCTACAACTGCCACGTTGCTCCCTGGGCGCGCGGACTGGCCGACCACGCCGAGTTCACCTTCATGAGGCTGATGGAAGGCGGAGGGGTAGGCGCCCGATACGGTCGCGACGCGCAGCCCGCCGAGCCCGTGGAGAACGAGCTGGAGATCCACCTCGTGTGCGGAGAGGACCACCAGGACCACGCCGCCATGAAGGAGGCCGGCTACCTCTCCGACGAGTACAGCCACGAGTGGCCCGGCGCCTACCGGGTGGCCGACTCCCGGGAGGGATGGGCTGAGGCCCTGGTCGACCTCATCGAGACCTTCCTCCGCCAGGGCGTGAAGAACCGCAAGCGGGTCTACGACCTCTCAGGCGTACGTCCCGCCGGCGCCCCGCTGCGCACCTTCGGCGGTATCGCCAGTGGCCCCGTGCCCCTGTCCAAGCTCCTCATCGAGGTGGCGCGGGTCATGAACGTGGCCGCAGGCTTCAAGCGTCCCATATCGGGCCTGGAGGCCATGGAGATCGATCACCTGATCGCGGAGTGTGTGGTGTCCGGCGGCAACCGGCGCAGCGCCCGGATGAGCATGATGCACTGGACCGATCCCGAGATCCACCAGTTCATCAACGTCAAGAAGAGCGGCGGCATGTGGACGACGAACCTCTCGGTCGTCACCGACGCCGCGTTCATCGAGGGCGTGGCAGCAGACCGCGAACCGGATTCCGAAGCTCTCTCGGTCTTCGATGCCGTGGTGGACGCCATGTACATCAACGGGGAACCCGGCTTCTGGAACGAGGAGCTGTCCAACCGGGACGAACCCAACACGACGGTCGCCACCAATCCGTGCGGAGAGCAGCCACTTCCGGAAATGGGTAGCTGCACGCTCGGCCACATCAATCTCGCCGCCTTCGCCAACCCGGAGGACGAGGACCGCCTCTTCGAGGCCCACAGGCTGATGACGCGCTACCTGATCCGCGCGACGTACGGGGACATCACCTACCCGAAGCAGAAGGAGGTGATGGAACGAGACCGCCGCATCGGGCTTGGGCACCTCGGAGTCCAGTGGTTCGCCAACCTCAACGGACTGCGGTTCTCCGAGATCCCCGACAGCTGGATGGGCCCGCTGCTGCGGGAGCTGTACGGGCACGTGGAGACCACGGCTCAGCGATACGCCCGCGAGCTGCGCATCCCGGTTCCGGTGAAGTTGACCACCATCGCGCCCACGGGCTCGGTGTCGAAGCTCAGCGGCGTCTCGGAGGGGCTGCACCCGATCTACGCGAAGTGGTTCAACCGGCGTATCAGGTTCTCCGCCATCGACCCCAAGCAGATGGAACAGCTCCGCAGGTACGAGGAGCAGGGCTACCAGGTCGAGGACTGCATGTACGCCCCGTACACCAAGGTCGTCACCATCCCCACGGAGGACACCCTCCTCCAGGAGATCACCCGGACCTTCGGGCCGGCGGGGGTGCGGGCGGAGGGGATCGTCGAGTGCGCCGACGACCTGTCCGTGGAACAGATGCTGGCCGTCCAGGCTTTCTACCAGGAGGTCTTCGTGGACTCCGCGATCAGCTTCACGGTCAACTTCGATCCGCTCAAGGTGAGCCGCGACGATCTCCGTGCGGCCCTGCTCAAGTACCTGCCCGAGATCAAGGGGACCACCGTGCTTCCGGAGGGAAGCTATGCCCAGGCGCCCTATGAGCGCATCAGCCGGGAGGAGTACGAGCGGGCCGCGGCCAAGGAGTCCGGAGACGCCGTCGACCTCGACTGCGCCACGGGCGCCTGCCCGATCAAGTGAGCTGCCTCGCGGTACTCGACTTGACATCCACACACTCGTCATGGGATCTTAAGGGTGAGGGAGCGAGGACTTTGCCGCCCCTCCTTTTCTTTCCCCGCTGACTTTACATCCACACAGGAAAGAAGCTGATGAGTCCCGAATCCGACCCCATCGTGATGGTCATGATCAAGCGTGGCGGTGGCGAATGGGTGGAGATGACCGGAGCCGAGCTCATCGACCAGTTCACCACCCGTCGCGACGACTTGGAGCACGCTGCATGACCTTCGACCCCTTCGCCACCAACCAGGCCGCCACCGAGCAGGCCCCGGCCCCGGCGCATGCCGTCAACAACACGATGCCGGCCGCCGTCGCGTCCGCCCCGAACCCCTTCAAGATCGGCTTCACGCTCAAGGCCGCGGACCAGATGAGCGGCGAATGGCTGACCCCAGCCGTCTACGGCCAGACCGCCCAGGAGACCGCCGAGCGGGGCCGTGACCTGATCCACGCTATGCAGGAAGTCGGCCTCATCGACCTCACCGCCAAGGCGGCCTCCTACGTCCGCTCCCAGCACATCGCCCCCGAGAAGCCGAAGGGCAAGCCGAGCTTCCAGGGCGGCAAGGTCCAGCACCAGGCCCAGGAAGGCGAGTTCACCTGTGAACACGGCAAGCGGAACTTCAAGGACGGCGGGAGCTGGGCCGCGCAGTTCTGCGGCGCCCCGCAGGGCGTCCCGAAGAGCGAGCAGTGCCCCCCGCTGTGGCGCCAGAAGGACGGCACCTTCAAGGCCAAGTAGCCGACACGACAGACCCACTGAGCAACCGGGGGCCCGGCACCCGTCCGGGCCCCACCTCCGGAAGGCATGAATGACCGAGATCGAGTTCCGATCCGACATGGGCGTCCAGCTGATCGACGCCATGGGCGGGGACCACTCCATAGTGCGCGCCGCCCGCGTCTCCTCCGGCACCGAGGCCGGCGACCCCGAACGGGACAAGGGACTGATCAACTTCCTCGCCAGGGACCGTCATGGCAGTCCCTTCGAGGCCGTGGTGTTCCAGTTCAAGATCGACGTACCTCTCTTCGTCGCCAGGGAATGGTTCCGCCACCGCATCGGCAGCTTCAACGAGGTCTCCGGCCGCTACCAGGTACTCGACCCCGTCTTCTACGTCCCCAGCACCGAACGCCCGCTCAAGCAGATCGGCACCCCCGGTGCGTACACCTTCGAGGCCGGGACCCAGCAGCAGGCCGACACCACCGTGATGTGCCACAAGAACATGGCCATGGCCGGGTGGAACTTCTACCAACACCTTCTGAGCGAGGGCGTCGCCCGGGAGACCGCCCGCAACGTTCTGCCGGTGAGCCTGTACACGTCCTTCTACTGGACCGTGAACGGCCGTGCGCTGCTCAACTTCCTCTCGCTGCGCTGGAACCATCCCAACTCCACGGTTCCGACCTTCCCTCTGTACGAGATCGAGCAGGCCGCGAAGAAGGTCGAGGAGCAGGCCCAGGCCGTCGCGCCCGAGGCGTTCGCCGCCTTCGACAAGCACGGCCGTGTCGCCCCCTGACCCCCACACCGCGCAACACCACTCACTGGGAGACCTGATGGCCACCTTCACCGACCTCCCGCAGTTCATCGTCTACTCCGCCCGCTGGGGCTGGAACCACGGCTCGGAGTTCCGGTTCGCCAAGGACCACAAGCAGGTGCGCAACGTGCTGCGGGGCCTGTTCAACCGCTACGGCCCGGATCTCGATGTCGCCGTGTTCATGGTCGGGGAGACCTTCGACCGTACCAGCTCGTTCGTACTCCCCAAGGAGAGCAAATGATCAAGTTCTACTACCTGCCCAACTGCGACCCCTGTGAGGCGACCAAGCCGCGCGCCATCGAGGCCGCGGAGCTGACGCACCACGACATCCTCTTCATCAACGCCCAGACCCGGGCCCCAGAAGACCTCGCCTCCGAGGGCGTCACCGTGGCGCCAACGATCTCCAACGGCATCCGCACCATCAAGGGCGAACAGACCGTGGAACGACTCGTCCGCTTCTTCCAGGAGGCCAGCTGATGCACACCGCGGTGAGTATCGCCTTCGGAGCCAACCTGGTCCTCCTGTTCCTCTTCGTGGTGGCCGGCATCGGCAGGGCCATGCGGAAGGGCGATGAGAAGTGAGCTTCAACAACATCATCCCGGGCTGGGTCGCCGCCCGTCTGGCCGAGATCAAGACCGACCGATCAGTGGTCCGCCAGGACGCCGACGCCGGCCCCCGCCTGGACCGCGACGACTACCCGACGATCGTCGTCACCGGCACCCATCGCGAGGGTGGCAGCTCCAGCACCGAAGTGCTGCACCTCTCCCTCGACGCGGCCGTGAAGCTCCACGCCAAGCTCGGCGAATCGATCAAGTCCCACCGCATCTACCAGGAGTTCACCCGCCATGACTGACAACGGTATGCCGGACCCCGACGAGTTCGCCCGGTACCTGGAAGCCGCCGGGTTCAACGTCATTGACGCGCAGATGAACCAGTACGGCGAGATGGTGGCGGCCGTCATCTCCAAGGCCGCGGAGCTGAAGAAGCACGCCCTGGCGAAGGGCTTCAGCGAGTCCGTGGCCGAGGAGATCGCCTTCAGCTTCATTGACCGCCTCGTCAACCGTGGCGGGGGTGAAGACACCTGATGGAACATCTGATCTTCGTCGAGTACCCGGACGGCTCCGGGGACGAGTTCCAGGGCGAAGTCGTCTACGAACGCGACTTCGTCCTGATCTATGAAGAGCAGGTCTCCCACCGCATCAACCACGCCCACACCCGTGCCGTGCACGTCCACCCCGCAGTCGTCCAGGAGCCCTAACTCATGCTCGTTCGCAAGTCAGCAGTCCACGCCGCCCGGCTTGAGATCCGACGTCTGGACAGGGTGGTCGCAGAGCAGGGCAAGGAGCTGGATCTACGCGCCGAGGCGTACGGCCGGCTGCGCTGCCGGCACCTGGAGCTGGAGGACGACTACCAGGCCCTCGAAACCGAGTTCCGTCAGCTCAAGCTCTCGCTGCCTACCCGCGACGCCCGGGGGCGCTTTTCCAAGCGCTAGCACTTGACATCCACACACTAGGGGCCCGCTTCGGCGGGCCCCTCCCCGTTTTTCGAAAGGGAACCCCAGATGATCCGCATGTGCGTGAAGGTTGCGGGCGCACCGGTCGTCATCAACGTACTGGAGGACTCGGGGGACATCCCCGAGTTCGTCCGCTGGGTCCAGCAGCACCGCCGCGCCCTCGGCTGCGACACCGAGACGTCAGGGTTGGACTGGTGGTCCCCGGACTTCCGCCTCCGCCTGGTCCAGTTCGGCACCGAGGACACCAGCTATGTGGTGCCCGTTGAGCTGGGGGGCGAGCTGCTGGGCGCTGCGGTGGGCGCCATCCGGTACGTGCACAAGTTGATCTTCCAGAACGGCAGCTTCGACCTGCTCGTGCTCGACGCGACGACCGATCTCACGATGGAGGAGATCTGGCCCAAGGTGCTCGACACGAAGATCATTGCCCACCTCGTGGACAGCCGCGGGGAAGCCGACGGCGGGAACGGCCACAGTTTGGCCTCCCTCACCAAGCACTACATCGACGACGGCGTGGCCGCGAAGGTGAAGGGCTCCATGACGGAGATCGCCAAGAGCCTGAAGACCACCAAGGCGAAGGTATGGAAGGAGGTCGCCTGGAATCATGGCGGCTACCTCACGTACAGCGGACTCGATCCCGTACTCGCCTACCGGCTCGGGCGCAAGCTCATCCCGCTGCTCCCGCGCACCGTGTACCGCAGGACGGAGATCGGGCCCGGCATCGAGCCGATGAACCTCATCGAGTTCGAGCACAAGGTCGCCGAGATCTGCTCGTACATGAGCCGTCCCGGCATCCGTCTCGACGAGGACTACACCCGGCGCCTGGAGGCCCGCCTCGCCCTGGAGGAGAGTCGCTGGACGCGGCGGGCCCAGGAGCTCGGCTGTGACAACCCGTGGAGCACAGAGCAGTGTGCCGACGCCTTCGAGGCGCGCGGCATCACGACCTTCGGCACGACACCCACCGGGAACCGGAAGGTCGACAAGACCTTCCTCAACGAGCTGCGCGGCAGGGGCGATGAACTGGCCGAGGCCATCCACCAGGCCAAGTCGGCACGCAAGAAGCGCAACACCTGGATCAAGAGCTTCCTGGAATCGATGGACCCCACAGGGCGCATCCACCCGTCGATCAACTCCATCCAGGCCAGGACAGCGCGCCAAAGCATCCAGGGCATACCGGCCCAGACGCTTCCCTCCGGGGACTACGAAATCCGGGCCTGCTTCATCGCCAACGACGGCGAGATCATGCTGTCGACGGACTACGCCAACATGGAACTCCGGTTCCTTGCGGCGTACTCGCGAGACGAGCGCATGCTGCTCGCGTTCCGCAACGGTGAGGACTTGCACCAGATCACGGCGACGGCCGCCGGCATCTCGCGCAAGCTCGGCAAGATGGTCAACTTCCTGATCGTGTTCGGCGGAGGCCCCGGTGCGCTCGCGCAGCAGGCCGGCATCTCCCTCACGGAGGCCGAGCGGATCATGAACATCTTCATGGAGACCTACCCCGGCGTCGCCCGGTTCATGGAGGAGAAGACGAAGGAGGCCCGTCGCAACGGGTATGTCACCACGCCGTCCGGGCGGCGCCTGTACGTCGAGAAGCGGTTCGCCTTCCGGGGCACCAACTACTTCGTCCAGAGCGGTTCGAGAGACATCACCTGCCGGGCCCTGGTCCGGCTCCATTGCGCAGGTCTCACTCGTCATGCACTGCTCCCGATCCACGACGAGATCTTGTTCTCGGTGCCGATCGAGCACGCGGACACGGCCGCGCGGATGACCGACGAACTGATGAAGGAGACGGTCCTCGGTCTGGAGATCCCGACCGATCCCGACCGAGGCGGGAAGTCCTGGGGGTCGCTGTACATGAGCGGCGTGGACACCCTCGTCGAGAACGACCCGTACTACCGCGAGAACCCCGACCAGGCGCTGATCGACGACCAACGCCGCCACCCCGAGAACTACGAGCTCGCCGCTTGAGCGGCGCTGAACGAGAGGAAATGATCTTGCCCACGACTCCATGGGACCCGAACGAGGACGACGCCCGGCGCTGGTTCGAGTTCACTGCCGAGGAGCTGGAGGAGCTGTCCGCGATGTTCCAGGGAGTTGAGGAGTACCACCTAAACTACCGGCTTGCCTGCGAACTCGAACGACAGATCGAGCGGGAGCTGTCCTCGCGGGAGGTGCGCGTTGGCTTCGCTTCGCCCCGCCTGGGATGAGTACTTCATCGACGGAGCCAGATGGGCTTCTACGCGCGCAGACTGCACTCGTGCCCAGGTCGGGGCCATCCTCGTGGACGCCAAGAACGAGTTGATCAAGTCCGGGTACAACGGGGCGCCGGCGGGTGTGCCCGGCTGTGCGACGGCAGGAGCCTGCCCGCGCGGACGGCTGTCGGCCGCGGAATGCGCCCCCGGCAGCGACTACAGCAACTGCATCAGCGACCACGCGGAAAGGAACGCGATCCGCCGATGTCCGCCCCGCGAGCTGCCCGGCGCCACCCTGTACTCGACCCGCCGGCCCTGCCCGGCCTGCTGGACCCTGATCGAGGCCGCCGGCATCCATCGGGTGGTGTGGCTGAACGGGGGCGGAGGGATCGAATCCCTGGTACTGAGCTAACTATCTGACGGAACGTCAGTTATCTTGAGTGTGAACAGGACGCCCACGGCATCGTGCCGTGGGCGTCTTTTGTCGTTCCTGCATGCCTTCCATTGCGCGCTCAGGCCCAGCCGCTACCCCTGAGTTCACTCACCCACTGCTTGGCCGCGGCAAGGTCTGGAGCCGTGCCGACCAGTGCGTAGGCGAAGCCATCCCACTCCTCCAGGACGCGCGGCTCCTCCGGCCGTAGATGCCCCGCGCCACCACCCACCGGCCGGTGGCGCCGATAGACGTCCATCGGCGCACGTCGGCGCTTGTTGTAGGAGGAGAGAGGATCGTTCGCGTCGATAGGCGGCACGGCACGAGACGGCTGGTTCGGAGGGCCGGGGCGGCGGTGCTTTCCCATCCGGTGCAACACCCCTACGGCTTGACGCCGCGGACCAAGAGGGTGCCGATGTGCCCAGGTGTAGGCGCCTCGATCTCGCGTGCCTCGACGGCACTGAAGCCAGCCGCCTCCATGAACGTCTTCCACTGCGCCAAGGGGTAGCTGTACCGGTACGTGAACATGGCGGGGCCAGCGAAGCCGCCCTTGTACATGCCCTGGGGACCGTAGGCACCGGGGATGGCGGGAGGCTGCGAGAAGGCGAAGACCCCCCCGGGGTTGAGGGAGCCGGCCACAAGAGGAAAGAGGCGGGCCGGGTCGGTGAACCAAGCCGCGCCGAAGATCGAGTAGACCGCGTCGAAGCTGCTCTCCCCACCGGCGAGATGCGCCAGGATCTCGGCGCACACGAAGTCGATGCCCGGGTGCCCGTAAGCATCGCTGCACTTCTCGACGGCGATCGGCGAGAGATCGACGCCAGTGACCTTCACCCCATGCTCGGCTAGGTAGGCAGCCGCCCGGCCAGTCCCGCTCCCGATTTCAAGAGCGGACGCGGGGTCGCCGAGGATGTCTGGTCCGGGGTCGGCAGGGTGGTCCTTGTACTGAGTCCAGCGGAACGCCGGCTCCCCGTTCGACGGGTCCTTCCACGCGCTGTCGGCGAAGGCGTCCCACAGGGCGCGTTCGTGCTCGTAGTTGTGCGGGACGGTGGCGGTCATTGCGATGTCCTTCGGAAACGGGGGAGGGCTCCACCGTCAGGTACCGGTGGAGCCCACACCCTAGAACTGTTCGGTCAAGTTGACGGGCCGTTTCAGCCGCAGTTCAGCCGTCAGTGGGAGTCGGGGACCTTCGAGTCGCACGGCGAGCAGTCCGTGCCGTCCTTGGCCCACAGCTCCTCGTCCGGGCTGAACCCGCAGGTGCGCAGGAAGTCCGCGGTGCGGATGACCAGCCCGTCGCGACGGCGCTCGATGAACGGGGCGTGGTGCTTGTACTTGCCGCCGTTGTAGAGGTCGCAGAACGCGAAGTAGACCGGAGTGTCGAGGATGACCTGGTGGACGCCCTTGTCCACGATCTTGCCGACGCCGATGTGCACGTCAGGGTTCTCCATCGACGCGATCATGTACATCACCGCGTTGCCCAGGATGCGCTCGGCGGTCTCGCGGGTGTCGACCTCGTCGCGGAGCAGGAGGGCGATCTCGCGGTCCCAGATCGTCATGCCGTCGTCGAGGACGTTGATGGTCAGGTGCTGAATGTGCGGCCTGACCGCGTTGAGGAGTTCGCGGGGGTCCCGGGACCGGGCGGTCGTGCTGGCCTCGGGGCTGTCGATCATGATCGTCATTGCTGTCGTGCTCCTCTCGGGTTCGAGTGGTGCAGGATGGCGCCGGGGCCGCGTTCTGGGCAGGGCCCCAGCGCCGTATCCGCCCGTGCCGACTGCCTAGAGAGCCGGGCGGAGACTTTGAGGTCAGACGAAGGCACGCAGTTCTTCCATGGACACGGGGGAGACTCCGCGCAGTTCGTTGACCTGGTAGTAGGCGAGGGTGAAACGGATGTGCGGGTCGTCGTAGGCCACTTCGACCCGGTCCTCCGTGAGAGCCTGGATGGTGTCTGGGTGATACGGGATGCCGGACACCCCCCACGCGATTGCCTTCTCCACCCAGGCCGCCGCGAGGCCCTGCCGGAGCCGCCGGCAGCTGCTTGCGGACTCCAGCGCGCACGGCGGACAGAGCGGAGGTGCGGTGGAGCGCTCACCCTCTCTGATGGGCCTTCGGCCCTCTGCGCTGCCCATGAGGAAGAGCGTGCGGCCCTGGTGCATCTTGCGGGCAGACACGCCGCACACCTGACACAGCAGTCGTCGCTGAGCCTCCCGCTGACGGACAGAGTGCATCCGAGGGAAGTCCGGGATTCCCCGGCCCTGAGCCGAGTTCTCGCGGATGTAGAGGACACCTCGCCTGTCGCGGTCGCGGGGCTTCTCGCCCACGTAGCCCAGCCGCGCGACTCCGCCCGGTGCTCGAACGAAGTTGAGGCGGGGGTGCGTGATGTGCTCGTGCTCCCACAGCGCGATGTACGGCACGGTCAGCCCTCGGTACTCGAACCGAGGCTTGTCCAGGGTCGACGACAT